AAGTTTTAATGACTCTACTAGAACTTTTACCATTCAACCAAGTGGTTCTAGTTATGATGTTTATATCGAGGGAGTAAAATTTACTAAGACAGCACCTGAGACAGTTGTCATTGGTAGTGGTACAGCATTAAATTATTTACATTTTGATGTAGCAACTAAGCAACTACACAATAAAACTACAGAATTTAATTTTGATACAGATGTACCAATTGGATATATTCACTGGAATGGTGATATTAACCAAAGTACGTTTTTTGGAGAAGAACGTCATGGTATAAGAATGGACAGTTCCACTCATAAGTGGATTCACAATACTTTTGGTATGCAATATATCAACGGCCTCAGTATTGGTAATTATATTTTATTAGGCGATGGTAGTTCGAATAGTCATGCTCAAATTAGTATTAGTGATGGAACTCTTTATCAAGAAGATATAGTTATTAATATTGCTGATGGTGATAATGGAATTGAATTTACTCAACAATTATATCCAACTGGATACTTTCCAGTATATTATCATAGTGGTGTTACTGGTCAGTGGGTAAGAGATTCTTCAACACCATATCCAGTTAAATACAATGCTACAAGGGCATTATATAATTTATATTCTGGTGGAACTTGGTCAGTTATTAATGTTCCAAATAATAGATATTTTGCAATGTGGCTTGTTGCCACAAATGATATTAATGATCCTATATTGTCAATTATGGGACAAAGAGAAGATAGCAGCTTGGGTAGTGCGGAAAATCATAATAACTGGACCGATATTAACCTGACAAATATTCCAACAAATGAGCTACGACCATTATACAGATTAATTTTCTTAACAAATAATACTTTTACCAATACTCCAAAAAGTAGTTTACAAAGCATATTAGACTTAAGACGAAGCGTTCTTACAACTACTTATGGTGTACCACAAAATGATCACGGTAATTTATTCGGCTTGGGTGACGATGATCATACTCAATATGTTCATATAAATGAAGCCAGAACTATTAGTGCTGATCATACATTTACAAATGGATTAACCATTAATAATGGACTATTATCTGCTACTAGTGGTAACTTTACATCATTAAGCGTTAACAATACTGGAGTAAGTTTATCTGGTCATATTCATTTAAATACCGATATTACTAATTGGAATGAAGCTGTTGATGACAGAGTAAACAATTTATTAGTTGGAACTAGTGGTATTAATGTTAGTTATGATGATAATGCTAATACTTTAACAATAGCATATACTGGTGTTAGTGGAGGTGGTGGTGGAACCGTTATTTCAAATTATGGTGATAATAGATTATTAACTAGCGATGGAACAACTACTGGTATTAATGCTGAAAGTAATCTATCTTTTGATGGAAGCGTTTTAGCACTAAATTCATCATCAACTAGTGCCACATACGGTGGATCACTAAGAATAGGACCAATGTCCTCTGGTTCTTTAAATGCTAGTGGAGGTTTAGAGTTTGTTAATGCGTCAAGCAACAATGGTTGGGGATGGAGAATAGCTAATCTTGATGCGGGGGCAGGATCTGTTCCATTGGTTTTTCAACAAAGAAGTAACTTATCCACTTGGTCAGAAATATTAAGAATAACAGAAGCAGGAAATGTTGGTATAGGAAGTACTAGTCCAACAACGTTCTTACATATCTTAGGAACCGGAGAGGGCATACATAGCGGTAGAGTTGGTGGGGGTAGACCACATATTAGATTACAACACGCCAACGGAACAGTAGGTAGTAGAACAATATCAGCAAATGGTAATTATGTTGGTCAAATATCATTTGAAGGATATAATGGTACTTCCTACATGGAACACACAGCAATATTTGGATTAATAAATGGAACAGTCACAACTACTAGCATACCAACAGATCTTGTGTTTTGTGCTGGATCAAGTGGTAATAGCGCTAGTAATGAAAAGATGAGGATAACTAGTCTTGGTAGAGTTGGTATAGGGACAAATAATCCATCTAATATATTAGATGTTCGTGGTGGAGAAATATATAAGACTACAACAGATTTTGTATTTGGAACTACTGGGTCTTTACTAGCAATATATAACGGAGCATCCACCGGAAATACCTATAGTGCTATTGGTGCTTTAAGTGCCGGTGGAAGTGCATGGAATAATTTGGTACTGCAAGTGGGGGGTAATGTTGGTATTGGAACAACTAATCCGTCATATAAATTAGATGTTTTTAATGGTAATATTAGATCCGGATATGCTAATAATAGCGCATTATTAGTAACAGCTAGTTCTACAGCATCTACTGGTGCATCGATAGCAATACAAGAATTAACAGGAGAAGGATGGACTGCAATTTTTGCTGATTATGAACCATATGCTGAATGGGGAATTTATCACGACAATTCAAATGATCGTTTTGATTTTACTTCTGGAGATAGCACTAATAATTTAAGATCATATTCTGTAATTAACAGGTCGGGCAGTACTAGAACAGCATATGCTAAAGTCAGTATATTACAAGGATCTGGAGATTTGTTGGTTGGAGGAAGTGTTGGAATAGGTACTAGCAGTCCAGCTTCTAAATTACATATCGCTGGAACATCTTCAACATTTGATGGTTTACTAATTAGTACCACAGCATCTGGCGGTGGAGCATATTCTCAGATAAGATTTGGAACATACTATCCATCATGGACAGTGGCCGCTCCAGCATCAATAAGATGCATAGATGATGGAAACTTTAGTAGCCATATAACATTCAGAACTAAAACTGCTGGTAGTGCTTCTAGTGCTGATGTTGAAAGATTAAGAATAACTAGTGGTGGAAATTTAGAAATTAGAACTAATGCAGGCAATTTATCATCAGCATTTGTATATAATGAAAATGGTGGAGAACTAGTACACTATGATGAAACACAAACTGCTGCTACATTATTAGATCAATCAGCTAATCAAACCAGATTAATAGAATTAATTAATGGTAGTAATCTTGTGTTGGGTTTGGGTAGTAGTAACACAACAGGTTCTATAGTTTTTGCTAGGGCCGGATATGCGGAGGCTATGAGAATAGATAGCGCCGGATCAGCTTGGATTAAAAGTACTAGAGCTTGGAATGATAGTGTTCCAGCGCTAAGTATTGGTAATGATGGAGATGGACGATTACAAGTGCGACATATTTGGGGTAAAGCTTCTGGAAGCACATCAAGCGAGCATTTATGGTTACAATTTGGTAATGGTGCTAACCATGTGCAAATTGGAAATGTGGGACAGGGCAGTAATCTTTATGTGGGTGGAGATATTGCTGTTGGATCATATTTTACTACTGGAACTGCTGGTATAACAGCGTCAAACGGATATGTTTATGCTAAAAGATACACAAATATCGATGCTGTTAGTACAGATACTAGTTTTGGATTGTTTTTTAATGGAGCAACCGATACCGGTTATGCAATTTATAGAGAGGCTGGTGCTTGGACTAGTCCATTCCCAGATTTAAGAATAGGTTTTCATACTGGAATTAAAATAGGGGCAAATGCTACTTATAATGGTATTAGGTTCTATACAGACCATGATATGAGTACTCAGGTGATGAGTATAAATAATAGTGCTGATCCTCTCGGCGCAACTAATGTTTATGTTAATAATAGTTTACAGGCCGGATCTAGTTTAAGAGCGCCAATATTTTATGATAGTCAAGATACTAATTTTTATTGCGATCCTAATGGAACTAGCAGATTTGCAGCTTTAGTAATTACAGGCTCAGATTTATATGTTGGTGACGGAGTAACAAGTTCTATCATAAGAATGAGAGATAGCGATGAAGGCGAAAGACAAATACATTGTAACAGTAACAGAATAGGATTTTTGAATCAGTCTGGCGGGTGGGGATCATGGTGTTATGATGATGGTTCTTGGGCTAACGATGTTGCTATGTATGCTCCTATATTTTATGATTCGCAAGACCTTAGTAGATATCTTGATCCCAATGGGTTTAGCCAACTTGGTCGAGTATCTTGTTATGGTGGTACTATAGAAGCTTTGGAAGCAGTTGGTGGATGGGGTCAATATGGATGCACTATGGAGCTTAGAACAGACGGAGGTGGAACACAAGATGGTCCAAGATTATGGCATCATAAGGGATCTGTAAAGTGGTGGGCTGCTGGTATACAGGGAGGAACTAGTCATGGATATGCTATTTGGGAAGATGGTGGAAATACTCAATGGGGAACAGAAAGATTCAGAATAGATCCGGGCGGTAGAGTTAATATGCCAATCGGATGGGATACCAGTGGAAGGTGCTATAGTAGAGAATGGATAGAATTTACGAATCATAGTGGATTGTATTCTCCATTAAATGGGGCGCATTTTTATCCTAATAATGCTAGTTATGGATCTTGGAGAATAGCCGGAACAAGAAATGGCTGGGCTGGTTTAGAGTTTGATTCAAGTCCATATAATGCTAGTTTAATGATTAATTCTAATAATACAGGCATCCATATTAATGGAGTTGGTTGGCAGTGGTATTGGGCTGGTGGAGCATTTTATATTAGTAAACAAAGCTACGGTGGTGGTACAATAGCCACTGTGCTTGATACTTCTAATTATACGACATATGTTACTCCAAAACAAGGTTCATTAAATGCATATGTTAGTTTTAATGGATCTACTAACAACCCAATATCACTTTTTGGAAGCTATAATGTTACTAGTGTCATTAGAGCAACTGGAGTCCATGCAGGTACTGGAAAATTTCAAATTAATCTTGCTGCTGGAGCTGTTTCGAATACTACATATTCAGTATTTTCTTCCGCAAATGTTGGAAGTACATTTTACGCACAGTCTAGCATATCTACTTCTTCTTATGTAATTGGTACACAGACAGTTGCTGGAGCCGGAACTTGGGCTACAGATGTTTCAACATGTATAGCAGGAGGTAATTAATGGGACAGAAATTTTTTGCTTTTACCGATAATGGAATTCTTAATGTGGGGGCAGCATCTGAGCAATACGATTTTATTGATTGTGTTATGAGCGCTGTTCCATCGGGTGTGCCGTTCTATATATTTGATGCGCAAATAGATTCTTTTCCATCGTCAAAAGATGGAACATATTTTTTTGATAGTTGGGAATTAGATACTAGTTATAATCCAGATGGAATTGGGCTTTCAGCGGGCGGTCATGCTGAATGGTTAGAATATAAACAAAAGAATAAATTTGATAATAACATTATATATGAAGAAATGAAAAAGAACAAAACTAAAAAAATAATCATAAATATGAATAAAGCTAAAAATATTTGGAAAGATATATTACGAGAACAAAGAAAACCGATACTAGAAGCTTTAGATGTTCAATACATTAGATCATTGGAACGTAATGATACTAAAAATCTTGAAAAAGTTTCCAAGAAAAAACAATTTTTAAGAGATATTACACAAGATCCAAGAATAGAACATGCAAAAAATACAGATGATTTAAGAGAAGTAAATATTCCACCCAATTTTATAGAGGAGTAATTTTATGAGTTTACCAGTATTAGCACCAGTTGAACCAAGCGTAATTCCAGCAAAAACCTACGATAAATTGTGGATTCAAGATGTGATGATTAGTGCGCCTCATCCGGCTCAAGATGCCACATGCTCTGTTAGAATGGTCAAATTTGGAGTATTTGACGGTGTTCCAGAAACTGAACCGGGCAGTAATGGGGTATGGATGAATATTGATGGTATTTTATCCAAAAGTTCTGAAGATCCAGACCTTGCAAATATTATCCAATCACTACTATTATATATACAGAAGGTTGGTGTTGAAAAGGGTATCGTAGCACCAACTCAGGAATAATTTTCAACAAAGGAGAAAGAAAATGGAACATTTAAATCAGACAGATATTCAAAATCTAATGGCAATCGTGGACATGTCTACCCAAAGGGGTGTTTTCAAAGCGGCGGATTTAGCGCCAGTTGGTCAGCTTTATGAAAAGCTAAAGAGAGTAAATGAGTCTATGTCTCAACCAGAAGAAAAAAAAGATAGTTAATCCCTATGGATAATAGTGTATAAATGTTTGGATTCTTCAGTTTCTTACCTTTTAGTACATCAGACACAGTGTACCATAACGGTGAGGTATTTGGCTTTATACTTAGTGTAAACCAGATAGAGAGCCTACATAGCAACATAAACCAAGTAAGTACGTTTATTCTTAATATAGACAGAGATAGGACTGTAATATTATGAATGTCATAGAAGTGACACTCAATATTTCTTCCTTAATAAGCTGCGTACTAAAGAGGTAAAATGCCAAACGAGATACACATTAACGATGTGGGTACTAGGTTCTTGGCTACGGTCCAAGACAATGGCACTACTGTAGACTTATCTAGCGCTGCTCAAATCCAGATGATTTTTCGCCGTCCAAACGACGAAGTATTTTACCGAGTTGGGACGTTTTTGACAAACGGAGTCGATGGCAAAGTATATTACGATACTTTACCGGGAGACTTGACTGACTCTGGAATGCACAAACTACAAGCAAAAGTCTATCTGCCAAGCGGCACATATTATACCGATATATATACTTTTCAAGTCCATTGTAATTTATAAGGTGACAAAATGAGTTGGCAAGGTCAAATGTCTACTATAGTTCGTCATCTAATAAATGACTTAGATTATTCTAACTATAAATATAGTGATAAAAGAATAGAAACAAGTATACTAGTATCAGCTTATCTGGTTGCAAATGAAGCAGATTTTCCAAACGACTATAACATAAATGTAGAAAAATGTGACATTACTCCAGACCCAACTGAAGAAAGTGCAAAAGATACAGACTTTGTGATTCTTACATGTCTCAAAACCGCATGTGTAATTATAGGCAGCGAAATTAGACTAGAGGCTTCAAATGCTATTTCAATTAAAGATGGTCCAAGCGCCATAGATCTTAGAGGTGTGGCTGGTACACTAACCGTCTTGTACAAAGACTTGTGTGATAAATTCGAATCTGCTATGTTAGACTATCGAGCAGGAAGCAGTATTGCTGGACACGCGATACTTGGTCCATATGCTCCGGGTAGCGAGTTTATAACAAGAAATTATGGCGAACATGATCATCGGGGTGGATATTTTAATTATTAAAGGAGAGATAAATGACTCGTATAGCTAAAACTGTTGACCAATTAGTTAACAATATTACTAGTGATCTTGCTGATAATAATGCTGGCTTAATTAGTGCAGCAGATGTAAGAGAGAATATGGCCGATATTGCTTATTCTATCCCGTACATTGTAGCAAGTGGCGATTGGGAGAGTGTTGGAACTAGATTCATAAGCAATGTGCATCTTAGAACTAATACTGCTGGAGATGCTGGTGGTATACTTATTGTAGAAAGTGGCGTCAGATTCAATAATCCAGTTGGTGGTGGTGGAATACAAGTCCAACCATATCCCGGCCCAACTGGCATTGATCACGGCCAACTACTTGCATCATCTTTAAATGATGATGATCACCCACAGTATGTAAATAGAAATGGTGTTAGGACCATGACCGGCGATCTTGGAATGGAAAATAATTGGATTCGTGCAAGTGGAGATACTGCATCTTTGACGGGGCATGGAATTCAATTTGAATGGATTTCTACAACCTCAGAAATTGTTCATGTTGGCAGTAATACAATTATGGAGTTTGATGTAGACGCTACAACTATTTCTACTGGAAGATCTACAGCCCAAGCTTGGTTAAGTTTTAGTTCTGTTTCTGGTGTTGGCGAAGTAAATACAGCTTCTGTACACAGCGCGTACAATATTTCTAAAATTGAAAGATTGAGAGATGTTGATGATAATCCAGTTGCTGGCAAATTTAAGATTTATTTCAAGCCCAACTTGTTTGCCAATAATGACTATGTTGCAGTTGGGAGAAGTACTGGTAGAGCAAGTAGCACTGGCGGTGGAGATTTCGATAGGGTTACGGTTGGTATAGCAGAAAGAACTCCACAATATCTAACATTCTACGTCTTACAAGAAGATGGAGATTATGTAGATTCTGAATATAATGATCTACTAGTTTTTGGTAATCCTTCTGGAAGCACTCCTCCAGCACATAATATAACTATAGCTTATGAAGCAGTATAATAAAGGAGATAAATAGTGGCAGAACAAAATGCAATAAACCTGTATGACCGTGTTAAAGAGTTAACCTATACTCAAGGTGTGATTAATTTTGCATTAGCTGGCGCTGCTGATGGTTTTAGTCCATTAAGTAGATTTTTCGCACACGAAGAGGTTGTATTTTATGCCGCCACCGATGGAATTAGATATGAAATAGGCTCTGGTATTTACAAAAGAGCAGACTATGATCCAGAAGACTCTATTACATATGACGAGCTTGAACGCCACCCATTCAGAACTAGTAATTCAAATAATAGCATAGTCAATTTTCCTCCCGGCGTAAAAGAAGTATTTATTACTTATCCAGCAACTCATGCTGTCATGATGGGTTCTGGATTGCCAAATCTTAATGTTCCGCAAAGAAAAGGCATTGCTGTTTGGGATTCTGAAAATGTACTTAATTATTTTAGCAATTTCGTTTTTGATAATGCATTAAATGCATTAGGTATTAATAAGGCTAATCCCGTTTATGGTGTCGATCTTGGCGGGGATGCCGAAGAATATTCATCTAGAGTTAGAGCTTCTGGATATTTTGTAGGACCAACTGGTATACACTATCAAGCTTTAAATGGAGCTAATGCCGATCTTGGTTTAACTCAAGCTCCATATTCTGGTGGAACTCAATATGTACATTTTTCTCCCAATCTTACAGATAGTGAACTGCCACTAAATCAACAAACAAATTCTCATTTAGTTATACAGGTCAGTGGAGACGTAAACCAATATATACTTCTTAATAAGCAGGATGCTCATACTGTTTTTGCTGGACCAACTGGTGTATGTAGTCCAACCTGTGAAGAAGATTATCCAACATTTAGAAATCTCGTTGTCGATGATATTCCAGACTTATCTGGTATATACGCAACAGTTGGTGAACTCATATCAGCGTCTGGACACTTGGAAGATTTAATAGATATCAGCGCCAGTAGTATTCTGGTGCAAGTTAGTGGAGTTAAAGATTATGTTGATATAGAAATTTCTGGAGTTTATGATGAATTTACAGATTTTCAAGTTGCAATGTCTGGTCAGATGGTTGATTTTATTGAAGCTGTTTCTGGTATATTTCCAATAGATGCTATAGTTACTAAGACTCTCCCAGTGATAAGCAATCATCACGCTCATGAAGAAAAATTTGATGTTACTGGAGTTTTATCAACCGATAAGTATTCGGTCTTTATGTCTCCAGCTTCTGGTTTTGTTCAAAACTTATTATTAACACACGCTTATGTTTCTGACAATGATGAAGTTACGGCAGCGTTTTATGCTGGAAATGGTCAGTTTGCTGGTCAAACTATGGATTTCCACATCACAGTACACAAGATGAACAATGTCAATTAATATATCACAAGCTGTTATAGATAAATATTTTGAAGTTATAGATTCAACTTTTGATATATTTGGATCTACTTGTCAGTTAGTATCTATAGAAAAAAAAGAAGAAATTAACTACAATCCTAACAACAATTTACCAACTATTAATTCAATCAATGATCATCGTAGAGGTTTGGGGGATAGAAATAGGGGCAATGTTTCTATTAAAGAAATAGAAGTACTGACCGATATAGTTCTCAAAATATACTGGGATTCAAAACAGTGGATTCAGCTATCTTCTGGTATAGTTGCTCCAGATTCTTCTATACAAACTATTGGATATATGTCTGATTTACCAAAAGTATTAGCCGCTAAATGTCTTATTGTTCATGATAATATTAAGGGCTATAAAGAAATGAGATTTGAAAGAGTAGGAGAACACATACCTATGGGCTTGAAACACAAAAGATATTTTGCATGTTTTTGGAAAAGAATATGATAACTATCAAGCTTTTAGATAATCTTGAGTCTTTTTCTAAAAAAATCAATAATGCTTCATCCTCATACATCAATAAAAAAATTAAAACTCAAAAACAAAATATTACCAATAAAGTGAGAAATCTGGCTAGTAAATGGATTACATCTCAAGATGAGATGATGGCATTAGCAAATGGTCTTTTATCTGGAGCTTTTGGAATACTATCTGGAGATGAAAGAATCGCGTTCAATGCTATACATTCGGCGGTTGTTTCGTCTGTAGGCGTAGATATAGTCCTATTTAACAATACTTTAACAAGTGGCGGTGTTATAGTGTATTTTCAGCCATCTGATTTTGCTAATTTGCTGTCTCTTCCAGAGGGTCACACAGTGTATGAAAATGGAGATTTGCACTGGTTACAGTGGCTTTTACAAAGGGGTGATGAAGCTATTGTTACTAATTATGAATACAACCCTAAAGCCGGTTTGGGTCGATCTGGACTTGGAAATATGAAAGTTGGTGGATTTTTTAGAGTGCCTCCACAATATTCTGGAACGTCAGATGACAATTTTATTACTAGAGCATTAATTGGTAGAAGACAGGAAAAAGAAATAGCACTAATCTTACAAGATGCACTGAGGTAATTATGCTACACGGATTTAATAGTGTTTTTTCTACCACGCTAAATAATGAGCTACAAGATAATCTTGTAGAATTTTTTGATTGGGGTTTGTTAGAAAAAGGTAATTACTTCAATGCAACGCTGGGTGAACTTTCTCCTAGATCTCAAGACTATTCCTTATTAAAGTTATCATCTAATGATAATTATCCACAGGGTTCTGCTTGGGAAGGTTTTAGAAAAAACTGGGTGTGGCAAAGCGGTGTTCCATATAGTCCAGCCCCACTTGTCGGCAATAACCCAAATATACCAGGAATATCTGGTATTTATGTTAACGACACCTTTTATCCATCTAATACAAGCGGTATATATTCCCATAAGGTAGATTACTATAATGGTAGGGTAATATTTGATAATCCTATTCCCACTGGTAGCAAAGTACAAGCTGAACATAGTTATAAGTATATAAACGTAATTTATGCAAGTAATTTACCTTGGATACGCGAAATTCAGTATAGAACTCTTGATAAAAGTTCCTTTTTTAATGATAACACAAAGGGAGATTACGAACTTCCAGCGGAAATGAGGGTACAATTGCCAGCAATTGCCATAGAAATAGTACCAAATAGAACATTTAAACCCTATCAACTTGGCCCTAGTGGTCAATTTATATATACTGACGTTTTATTCCATTGTATTGCAGAAGATGATTTAACTAGAAATAAATTAGTAGATATTGTTTCTTTGCAAAATGATAAAATAATAGGACTATTTAATACTAATTCTATGGCATCTAGCAATGATTTTCCATTGAATTTTATGGGATATCCTAACCCAAATGCAAAAAGATATCCAGATTTAATTAATGCATATTTTAATGGCACAGCGTTATTAAGAAACACTAAAGTCCAAGGAATGGAAATACTTAACTCAAATTTGTACGCTGGAATAGTGCGTATGACAACCGAAATAATCACAACACAAATCTAATTTGTGTATAAAGTGATAGATCTAGATCTAGACAAAATTATACTTCATTAAGGGAGAGATTCATGTCAAATAGAATATTCTATGCAGTTCAGAACGTTTCTCTATCTGTTCCAGCAAACGCTGGTGCGGGACTAAGTTCTGGCTGGCAATCAGTTGGTGTTAATGGCACCGTAGACTTTGAACAAATTTTCGAACTAGGTAGACTTGATATTTATCAAAACCTAGAAGGTGTACCAAATGTTGAAATTACACTTGAAAGAGTCATCTTAAAAGATGGAGACTCTGTTTGGAATACCCTTGGCGGCGCTGTTACAGATGTTGGTAACGCTAGACCAAACTTATATATGTCTGTAGCTGATGATGGCTCTACACCTTATACTGCATCAAATTTTCTTCAAGCTACAGGTCTATATGTAAGTAGTTATTCTGTTAATTTCCAAATCGACGGAGCTATGACAGAAAGCGTTACGTTAGTTGGCAATAACTTACAGTGGGGCGTCACGGACAGCCCACCAACAATTCAAGGATCATCAACTGGTAATGCTGTAGTGACAGATCCAACAGCAGACGCAGCGGTTATTAGACGACAAGATATTACAGCAGCTTCTCCCGGCGGTAAGTCTAAATTACAGTCAGCTTCTTTTAGTCTAGATTTTTCTAGAGAAGATTTATTTGAACTTGGCAGTAAGACTCCATATCATAAAGCTGCTGGTTTTCCAGTAGAAGTTACTGCTGAAATGGAATACTTAGCCACAGATAATGTTACTGGATTAAACTTTGTAGACACTAATCAAAATGATATCACATCAGACCAAACAGTATCAGTTACTGCTGCCGGTCTTACATTTAGTATGGGCAGTTCAGCAAGACTTACTAGTAGTAATTATTCTGGTGGAGATGCTGGTGGTGGTAATGCAACTATTACATATTCATATGTTGGTTATAACTTCTTTGAGATAGCATAAATAATTAAATTGGATTTTTAAGGAAACAAAGTGAACTCCCGTAGATGAGATTAATATGGATTATCGTCTGCGGGAGTTTCTTATTTCTTCAATTAGATCTGGAGTTGTTTATACTAAAAATCCCACACTTTGCATATATCCACCAACAATAGAACAAGTAATCGAATCTTATGAAGTATACCAAAATGCATTTTTAGAAGCTCAAAATGAAGATATAATGACCGTAGAGGAAACTGAATCTTGGATGAAAGCTATTGGCATTTGGCAAAAAACAGACGAAGAAGAGCTTGAACAATTACCAAAAGATTTAGAGGATGCAAAGTTTAAATTATACGAAAATCGAAAAGATACATACTTTTTGAAATATGGAAAATCTACAATAAGATCTATAGAAAGGATTTTAGCAGAAAAATTGCATAAAAAAAATGCATATTATTCTAATACTTGTGAATCATATGCGGAAATGCATAGATTAACTTGGATTTTAACACAAACAACATATAAAAAAGAAAAACTGTACCACATAGAAAAAATAATAGAAAGTATAGTTGAACAATATCAAAATTCAGTTATATCTGATAATACAATAAGATATTTAGCGCGGAATGAGCCTTGGAGATCTCTATGGATTACAAATACTAAGGGTCAATTCAAGCTATTTTTTAATGCAGATAATGTAGACGTAACACTCAATCAAAAAAATTTAGTCTTATGGTCACAAACCTATGATAATATTCAAGAGTCTATAGATCCACCATCAAACGACGTTATTGAAGATGACGATTTATTAGATGGTTGGTTTATTGCTCAAAAGAAAAAGAGAGCAAAGGAAAAAAATCAAAAAGAATTAGAAGCAATATCTAAGAATGAAAAATTAAATTCATCTAAAGAACTATTTGTTACCAATAGAAAAAATATTAGTCCCAAAGAAATTGATGAACTTAACACAGATCAAGCTAAATGGATTAAAAAACAAAGAATTGAGGCTATAAGAAAAAATGGCGTTGTAAGTTATGAAAATCTTCCAGACATACAAATGGAAGGACGGCAGCAGATCAATGAGCAGTTTAAAAATCACACAAAAAGGAACAAGTAATTATGGACAAAAAATACTCTGCAAAACGATACAGTAAATATAAGGAAGATTCTAAGGATAGATTATCCAATAGTATTAAAAAACGAATACAGACAACTATGATCGGGGCTATAAGCTCTGTAGAGGAACATCTAGGATTTTTATGGAATGAAAATTCTCCCCACTGTGAAGAAATGAAAGAATTATTTTTTAGACTAAGATCGGAAATATTAGATAAAGGAAATTATCAAATGAGAAATATTGATGCTGAGTTGGCTCAATATGATGTGGAATTACTAAGATTTCAAATTGAAATGCCCGTGAAACCTATACTAGGAGATAAAAAATGAAGGAAAAACAGAAAGAAGTAGAAGTGGAATTAGAGGATGGTTCTAAGGTCAAAATCGTTGTTAAAAAACCATCTGCCATTCTTATGACCAAAGCTCAAAAAATTGGTGTAAAAGTTTGGACAGAATCTATCAAAGAAGGCTTGTTCACTAAATTAACACTACAAGACTTCATGAGAAAAAATAATATATGGAACGATCAGAAGGAGCAAGAACAGGGTCGTATTAGTTCTGAAATTAATAGACTTGAAAGAGAACTTGCCCTAGGTGTTAATGGTAGAAAATTAAAAGTATCTGAAGGCAAAGAAAAGGCTCTTCAGATACGTAGACTAAGAAATCAACTTAGAGAATTAATCTCTGAAAAGATTAGCTTAGAATCTAATACTGCTGAAGGTTTATCAGATAATGCTAAATTCAACTTTTTAGTAGCAAATTGTACATATTATTCTGATGGAGAAAAGGTGTATAGTACTTTAGCAGATTATGAAGAAAAGGCAGACGACGAAATAGCATTCACCGCTGCCGCGACTCTTGGTGAAATGATCTATAATCTAGATAAATCTTATGAAGAAAATCTACCAGAAAATCAGTTCCTTAAAAAGTTTAACTTAGTAGACGAAGAACTTTCTCTGGTCGATACAGAGGGTAACAAGGTAGACGTAGACGGTACTAGAGTCAACGATAAGGGTTGGCTTATTAATGATAAAGGTCAACGCATAGATAGGGATGGCAACTTATTATCAGATAGCGGTCAGATCTTAATTCAAGCCGACTATGAAGATGATATCCATGTTACTCCCGAAGAAAAACCTAAGAAGAAAAAAGCTGCTAAAGAAGAGGAAGATCTATAATAATATCATAGCCTTGTAGCATAGGATACTAAATGTCAAGATTTGTACTCACAGCACAGTTAAATATACAAGCGCCCTCAAATGTTAATCAAGTTGTTAGACAAATCCAAAGTCAACTTGATAATGTTAGAGTTAATATACAGGTAAATAATGCTGCAAGAGCTAGATCTGAAATAGATCAATTAACTCAGTCTACTGATAGAGCTACTGTAGCGTCAGAAAGACTAGGCAGAACATTCGTAACATCAGTAAGAAGATTTTCAGCCCTAGCCGTAGCAACTAGGGCTGTTAGTCTTTTTACTAATACAATTTCCAGCGCCGTAGATGAAGCTATAAAATTTGAAAGAGAGTTAGTTCGTATAAGTCAGGTCACTGGCAAGACTATCACACAACTTTCTTCTCTTAGTGAGACAATTACATCTTTAGCTACTAATTTAGGTGTTAGTTCTTCTAGTTTGATAAATGTTTCAACGATTTTAGCACAAGCTGGTTTAACTGCCAAAGATACAGAAATAGCACTTAGAACTTTAGCACAAACTCAATTGTCGCCAACGTTCGATGATATTACAGAAACCACAGAAGGCGCTGTGGCTATTTTTAATCAGTTTAGAGCTGGTGCCGCTGCCTTAGAACAACAACTTGGTTCAGTTAACGCTGTTTCAGCGGCGTTTGCTGTTGAATCATCTGACTTGATCGACGTTGTTCGTAGAACGGGCGGTGTGTTTAAATCTTCTGGCGGTAGTCTTAATGAACTCTTGGCATTGTTCACCAGCGTAAGAGCGACTACGCGAGAAAGTGCAGAAAGTATTGGTACTGGTTTACGTACAATTTTTACACGTATCCAACGCCCCAAAACAATTGAATTCTTAAAACAGTTTGGTGTAGAGCTTGTAGATTTACAGGGTAAATTCGTTGGACCGTTTGAAGCCATTAAAAGATTGAGCGAAGCCCTTGGTGGATTAGAACAGGGCGATATTACATTTATTCGCGTTGCAGAAGAGCTTGGTGGCTTTAGACAGATTGGTAAAGTTATTCCACTCTTACAACAGTTTGCTGTTGCTCAAGAAGCTTTAAATGTCGCACAAGAGGGCGCGGGTTCTTTGGCTAATGACGTTGCTACTGCACAACAATCTCTTGCTATAAGAATTATCAAAGTTAAAGAAGAATTTCTAGCACTAATTAGAAGTATTACACAAACTGGCACTTTCCAAGTTCTTGCTGATACTACTTTGAAATTAGCGAGCGCACTAATTAAACTTGCAGATTCGTTAAAACCCGTTATACCATTATTATTAACATTTGCTAGCATTAAAGCGGCACAAGGTATTGGTGGATTTTTAGGTGGTATTTCAGCCGGATTAGGTGGCGGTGGTGGTGGTAGAAGAATGTCTCGCGGAGGTCAAGTTCATTATTTTGCTAGGGGTGGTATGGTTCCCGGCAGTGGCAATAGAGATACTGTTCCAGCAATGTTACAACCCGGCGAATTTGTTATTAGAAAGAGTAGCGTCAATAGATTAGGTGCTAGTAATCTTGCTGCTATGAATGAGAATAGATTCCAAAAGGGTGGAAAACAGGGAACGAGAAAAAATTTACAGGAAAAATTAGAATCAGATGGTGTCAGTTCTACATTCAAGATAAATGATCAACAAATTCAAGCTGTTATTCGTGCCGCTGGAGATAAAGATCCTCAAGACAAAGAATTAGATATTGGTGGTGTGTTTTTACAACCAGAAGGGATAATGAGAAAAACTGTAGCAGGAATAGATAAATCTGGCATTAATTCTATGCTAAACTCCGTTACTTCTGGTCTTGGAAAATCTGCCACTAAAACTTTAACTCAAGAATTAATTGGAAAATTTAACAGTGTGTCCATAGGTATAACATCTGGCTCATTATCTAAAACAGTTTCTGAACAATATAAAAATGGTATCAATACATCGTTAGCAAATTTTTCAAATACTTTTGCTTCTCAGACATTTAAAAATAATCCACCATTTGATTCTGGTAAGTTTAGTGCTGCTTTAAATAGAGCTAATATTGAACAAATAGAAGGTGGAATTTTTGAAGCTTTTGTTAATGGTTTGTCTAATTCTCCATTTACTGAAAATAAAATTAATCCAAATGACACTTTCGATTTTCCTTCTGGTCTTGGGTCTGCTGGTCAAATATTTAATTTAGATTCATCTTTAATATCAGACGCCAAAAGAACTTTTTCTGAAGATTCTCTTGGAAGTTTAGCAAAAAAAGGTACAAATAAACTTGTAGAAGGATTTAGATCTACACTAGCCAATGAACTAATATCACAAAATGTTGGTGGATTTACTTCAGATATAGAAAATAGAAAAAAGGCATCAACCGCTGAACAAAGAGTATCTGCTAGAAAACAAAAAAAATTCTTAGGAGGAATAATTCGAAAATTTGCTGCCGGTGGTTTGGCAACAGCCCCAATGGTTGATGATATATTACAAGCATCTGGTTCTATATTGCCAAACCCAAGTTCTGCTATTCAAGCGTTAATAAAGTCTGGCGGCGGCGCTGTAGATATTGATCGTACTCTAAAACGAACAGTTGGTGATTTAGCATACGCCAAAGCAAAAACTCCAGAAGCAAAACAATCTGTTCTACAAACATATTTTAGAGATGAAGCAAAAAGATTACAAGATTTGAAATCTTCTCCATTAACTCAATTTGGTAAAGAACTACAAGCTATAATTAAGTCAGGTCAAATAGATCCTCGCAAAATTAGTATTATCAGCAAATCTAAAAGAGTTAAGGGCGCTGCTGAATACCTTGGTGGATTGTTTGGTATACCCACCGCAAACATGATATTTACTCAGGGCGCAAGCAAACAACCAGCACTTGATTCAATGAGATCAAAGGGTCCAAGGGCTGATCGATCAGTAAAACGATTTGCTACTGGTGGAAATGTCGGCACAGATACTGTTCCGGCATTGTTGACTCCCGGTGAGTTCGTAATTAATAAACAATCTGCTCAAAATATTGGTTATGGTTCTCTTAACCGTATGAATAAAGTTGGTAAATATGCAAAGGGTGGCATAGTTGGTGTTCAAAGATTTGCCAATGGTGGTAAAAGTAAACCGCCACAATTTTTAGGATCTGGTAGTGAGGGGTTTGTGGATTTTGATCCCAGTATATTCACTGGTGTATCCACAACTTTCAAAGTTCTTGATAAAGTTACCAAAAATTTATCTTCACGTATAGCTAATTTTGCTGGATTTAATCAAGAATTAAGTTCTGGCTACGCTTCTTTAAGTCAACAAATTAAAGGTGTTATAGGTTTTAGTGGAGGTCCACTTATTACGGCTCTTAAAGACAACGCCGCTGCTAATAAACTTGGATCATTAACTCAATTTGGTATTATTGATGAAATTAGTCAATATATTTCATCTTTAGATGGTAATACTGCACAACATGTAATTGTTCAAGAAAGATTAGAAGCTTATGGAAGAGCTTTGTTAGAAGATACTAAAGTAAAACAAGAATCCGCAAAAACTAGTAAAGATGTTACAAAATCTCCAGTTTCATCTAGTGGTGAAGTTGATAGAAACATCGATCAAGAAATTGCTAATGTAAAACAGAGAATTTTATCTGCTACAAATAAAGAATTAGCTTATAATACTAGTACAGAACAATTAGCTAGAAGAGGTATTACTGCTACAGACGCTATTCAAAAAGAAAGAGAAAGATTAAAAGAAGCAATTAAAGCTCAAGCTCAAGCAGCTTTTGATCAAGCTCGAAAAACTATTAGAAGTGGAGCATCTGCGTCTCGCATTGATGTTCGCACCGGCAAAGAAATGTCTGATAAGACTGCCGCAGCTAAAGCTAAAAAACAACAATTACAAGAAGCTGGATTTACTAAGGGTGGCGAAAAAACAGAAGCAATTTTACGAGGTAGAAGATTAGCTACAGATCCAGAATACAGAGCTAGAGTTGAATCAAGAGACGTTGGTGGCGGCGGTTTTAGAGAAGAAAGATCTAGGCAAGAAATATTAGAACGTAGAGCCACGATAACAAGGGCAGAGCGTTCAGCCAGATCAGATTTACGCAATACTGTTCAAGGGGCAAGTTCTCCACTTCCATCTAATAGAGCATCTGATGCTGGAAATAGGGGCGGCGCTGGCGGTGGTGGTGGTGGTGGTGGTGGTGGAACTCCAAGAAGAGGCGGTGGAGATGGCATGGCCGCTTTTGCCGCATTTAGTGCAGTCACTTCTGCATTAGCAATGCTTGCTCCAACAATTGATGAAAATTCTACATCAATGGATTATTTTAAGAAAAATATTTCAGAATTAGGTTTACAATTTTCTACTGTTGCCTTTTTATTACAACAAATACCTCTTGGAGGCATTGTTGATGGTTTTAAAGGATTGCTAGTTAATGTAGGATTAATGAGTTCTGCTGCTAAAGTTAATGCAGCAGCCAATACCGCAAATACTATAACAGAGGGCGCAGAAACTGGAGCTAATACAGCAAATACTGCTTCAGAAGTGGCTGAAACATCTGCTAATTTAGCAGCAGTATTGGCTAATCCTTTTGTATTATTAGCTGCCGCAGTTCTTGGCGCTATAGGAGCATTTGCATTATGGCAATCTTCTATTGCTGAAGCTGCTAAAGCGCAAAAAGAAAAAGCTATAAAAGAGGGAGATGTTAATACGGCTGTGTTAAAAGCCGAAGAAGAGGTTGGTGCCAAAGAAAGAATGGTTAGACCAACTGGAGATGAACTAGGTAATGTTGGTCTTGGTGCTGCTTCTGGTGCTGCTATTGGTCTTGCTGTTGGGTCTATTGTTCCTGTCATTGGAACTACTATTGGTGCTGCGGCAGGAGCAATCATTGGTGCTGGTGTTGGCGCAATGACGGCTAGCTTAGAAGTAGATGGCGACATAATAATTAAACACGCCAAGGCTATGGCTTTAACAAATAAAGCAACTGAAAAATTCCAAGATGCACAGGATGCTACTTCACAAAAAATGGAAGAATTTAGAAATGGCACCGCTTCTGCTATTGATGTTTTGAATGCTGCTTCTTCTGCACAATTAGCGGCTGTTGAAGCAAGAATGGCAAATGAAGAAGCTTTAAGCGCACTACAAAAAGAATTAGCAGAAGATACATTTAGTTATATGAGGGAAGCATTAGCTTGGCTAAGTTTTGGATTTGTCGATTCTAATGCAGAAGTTAAACAACAAAAAGTACAAAAACAAGAAGAATTACAAAAAGCAAATAAAGAATTAGATAAAACTGTTCTTGCTAGCGCAAAACCCGGAATAGGTTTAATCCAAAGACAAACAGCTAATTCCGGCGGATCTTTTCAAGATGTCCTTAATCTCTTAAAGCAAAGAGACGCAGAACAAGGAACTAATGTCGTTGCAACATTAGAAAGAGAACAAGATGAAGCCAAGGCGAAAGGTAGAGACAGCGAATTACAAAGAATGGAGAAGGAATTTAATAATTTAGCTAAAGAAGCTCAAAGAACAAGAGAAGCTTTTAATGCTATGAACTTAGGATTTAATAATGTAAATGCCGCAGCTTCCGCCGCCTCTGTTGGAATTAATAATCTTATTGAAGCACAAGATGGTAGCACATCAAGACTTGGACAAACAATATCTACACTAGAAGCTGGTATTACAAATGCTGCCCAAGGTATTTCTGATACTGATTGGAACAGCGCTGTTCAAGAAGCTTCTGGACAACTAAGTAAACTTGGTGGCGATCCAGCACAAATAAAGAAATTTGAAGAAAATCTAGGCGCAGTTAATCAAGCTCAAAAATTCTTCGCTCAAGCGAGTGAAGAAGCAAAAGCAAAATTAAAAGCAGATTTTGAGAGAGGTGTTGCCCGTGGTACTGGCACGGCAGATGAAAAACGTGAAGCTTTAGGAGAGGCAGTTGTTAATCAACTAAAAGATTTTGCGCCAGAAGTTAAAGAGAGAATTAAAAAAGCTATCGAGGGTGGAAAACTCAGTGAAGACGATATGCAACAAATTGTTGATGGTAACTTTGCTCCATTACAGAACGCTCTTGGAGAACTTGGAGAACAGACATTATCTCAAGTTCTTCCAGCCTTACAAAAGGTTAAAGAATCTGAAGAACAATTATTCAAAATACAAAAACAAAGAATAGATCTTGAAAATAAATACATTGAAGCTCAAAAGAAAACTATTGATGTTCAGATGGAAGCTGCTAAAATTATGGAAGAATTTGGAGGGGCGGCAGTCACTCCAGAAATGCAAAAACAAGCAATATTAGATAAAGCAAATCTTGATTCAGCACAAGCTGGTGTTAGTGGTCTACAGACAGGCAGTGCTGCTGAATTTGCTCAAAGAAGTGCAGAAACTAGAGCAAAAATGGAAGAACTTGGTGCTGTTAGAAAGTCGGCAGCAAGTGGCGACAGGGGCGCTCAACAACAAATTAATCCAGAATTTGAAGCTCAAGAACAAAGACTAGCAGACCTCGCAGCTAAAGAACAAGAAACCATTAGAGCATTAATTGATGTTAAACGTCAAGAACTAAAACTTGTTAAGGCTAAAAACAAAGCTGAAAAAGATGCTATCGATTCTTTACTTAGTGGAAATATAGAAGAGTTTTTAAACAAACAAGCTGGCGCTGGAGCAGCCGCAGCAGCGGCGGTTGGCGATCCAAGATTAACTAGTCAATTTGGTTTTACAGCTTTTGGAGAGGCTACAAAACAATTACAAGCACAAAAAGAAGCTGGCGTAAGAGAAGTGTTTGGTCAAAATATAGATCAGGTTACAGAAAACGCTTATGCAGCAGGTTTGGCTAATACTGGAATGTCTGGTGATCTCAAGGGTATGGCAGAAGTTGCCGCAGGAACAACCGCTGAAGAAAAAGCAATTCAAGAAGAGGCTAGAGGTTTAGCAGCACAATTAGTTCCAGCAGCACAAAATCAAGAATTAGCAGCAAAGCTACAATTAGATGCTGCTAGGGCTTTGGAAGAAGCAGCAAAGAAACAAATGGAAGCAGCCGTACAAAACGTTAAAGAAAGAACTGGCGAGGCTGGTAAAGCCGCAGAAGGTGCTGAAGCGCCAAAAGCCGATCAGCCTGCTGCACCACCACCAGAACCAAAAGCTCAAGCTCAACCAGAAGCACAAGCGTCTAAACCTGCACCAAGTTCTCCATTTTCTGCTCTGCTTGCAAATGTTTCTGGAAGCCCAGCGCTCCAAGCAAGATTAGCTGCAAATACTAATTATACTCCACCATCTCAAACTGGTACTACTCCACCAGCAAACGTCGCTACAACTCCTGCGCCACCAGTAACCAATGTTCCACAAGTACCACAAAATACTAGTAGTTCTGGAGCTAGTCCACAACAAATGATGCCAACATTTAATTCAGATGGTATTATTAGTGCTATTGGTGGTCTACAAAGTGTATTATCTACTATAGCGACTAATACTACGCCCGCAAATGGTAACGCACAACCACCAATAGATTTAGCCGCATTAAGCAATTTTTCTCAATCTTTGACAACGTTTTTGGGTGCATTTCAAGCTAATATAGATAGATTAAGTTCATTAGGTTTAAATATTACATTAGCGCCTGTTACTGTTACTGTCAACCTAATGGATGGTGGAATATTTAAGGCAATCAAAGATTATGCTAATAATCAAATCATTGAGGCTGTAACTAAAGAAATCAGTAAATATAAAGTTGGACAAGGTGGTACTTTAAGCAAGTCTTCATCAACAGTTGGTCGATAAGGAATAAATATGTTTCTTTGTGATGGATCGTCGAGACTAAAAATAAAAATAGCGCCAGACGCTAAAGTCAAAGCGTTTTTGAAAAAAACAGTACAACCTTTTGTTAGATCAAGAGGTACTGGCAATCTAAGTAAACTTAATGTAAGTGTAATATATTCTGGATTTAAGAGAGGGTCTGGAACTAATTCAACACCCACATTTGGCTCTCTATTTGCTAATACTGTATCTAATTTTCCAAGCTTTGCTCCAAAAATTATTAAAGTTTCTGGAAATATCAAAGTATTATCATCCGAATTATTAATACGTAGATCTCCCACAAATCTACCAGCTCAATTAATCAATATAAATAGTCCAAGCATTATTAGTGGTGGATGGGATGCTATTCCAAGTAGTGTTTATGATCCACTAGACTCTAATAATTCTGTATTAGTTATCTCTAGAGGACCACAGTGTATTTGGAATCTTAAACTATCTAGACTATCTACAAGATTTGAATTAAAAGCTAGTCTTAATCGCCCTATTAATAATTTTAGGACTAGAATATCTGGCTCTGGTATTGTTAAAAGTAAATATTTTGAAAAATTACATGGGCATTTTAACAAAATAAACCAATTTGATAATTTCACGCCAACACAAAAATTATTTCCTATTCAAGATATTACAGTCGAACATAATAATATTTTTCTTGTTAATGAGAAAATTAAGCCGGTTAATCTATTTGAAAGTATTAATGAGGGCGTGTGTCTAGGTAATATTACTAAAGATTCTCGCGTAGGAAATATTATTTCAGACGATGACTCAACATATATTACTCCATCGTCTATTTATACTAAAGGCACATTCAAGTATAAGTGCTTTGTTAATACTCCAGAAATTACTCCACTAGAAAGTTTCTTTTTTTTCCGCGCCGCCGCGCCAACATTTAATTATGAAACAGATCAGCCAACATTATACGACATAACAAATATTAAGTTTGAAGATCCTTCTGGCAATTTGATTGTTAAATATAAAGATTTTCAAGTTCGTGGCGAGGCAAACTTTGAAGACAAAGACCAATTTAATTACATTACATATGTTAGCGAGCCAGAGATAAATTATGCAACATTAAATACTTGGAAATTAAAATATCCCATTCTCGGAGAACCAAGTGGATATACGTTAAGTTTCGACATTACAGGCAACTGTTTTTATCAACCATTTACAGAAGAATTTGCCAAAGGTTTTGCCTTTGAAGCCAATTTGAATGACAAATTTGTTAATACTTCTGAAAACGATTATCTTGCTGTGGATGGCGCTCCATTATCTGCACAATCTCAAGATTATCACATTAGACCTACTAACGCTATTAGAATTTCAGCAATAGAAATTGCTAATCTAGGTAGAGCGGAAGGTATATTGAGAGATTCTGAACTACCATTCTTCTTAGGGGTTCAAAGTACTGGAACTTGGATAGAAAGAGTTATATATCCAACCAAGGTTTTACTAAACACATTCGATAATAATATTTATCCAACGGGACTAAATAATGTTTGGGAAACCTCTCCAGATCTTGACAATCTTACATACAATAATACTGTTAACGACGACAAACACCAATTAGAACTTATAGATAGACTTACTAATCTATATGTTGATGGAAATATAGTTTCTCATACGGCACCATCTGGCAAACTTCAGTTACTATATGAGCATCAAAGACCGTTTTCTGTAAAACTTCCAAGGGGTGGTGACTTTTCGTTTGGTAACACGTATACAAATCCATTTAAAAAAGCTGATATAGAATTAGTTTATGGAGATGATTCTTTCTTTATTATTGAAGATATTAGCTTAGAAATTGTTGCTAAAAAAGCTATCGGAACAAATGACTTTCCAATAGACGTTGTTGGTTATAGTGATGATAAAGTTTTATTCATTACTTCTGATGTTGGTGGATTTCTACAAAATTCAATTACTGGTAGCGGAACTATTCCAACTACATCTGGTTTTGGTCCCGTTTATGATCTTGGAATTTCTTCAGAATCTCTATCTGATAAACGATCATATTTCTCAAAAAATATTGTTCCCAACGATTCTGGAGATCACTATTTAATTACTCAATCTCCACTAGTCAATAGCACTTCATTTACTAAGTATACTGTACCACTAAAGATATACAAAGACAAAGTAGAATTGGGCATGTCTAAAGACTACTCTATGAGTAGTTATTTTGAATCTTTATATATAGATATATATCCAATTCCTAGTGGCGCTTCGATTGCTAGCGCAAATCTCATTGTCAAGTATAAACCCGGTGGCGCTCTTCCACTATCAACCGCCGGTTTTCTTAGTAGGGAAATAGCCAGAAGACAAAATAGACTTTATCCATCATCCAGAAAATCTGTAGACGCACCATACAACATTTTAAATTCACCTTTATCTCTAATAGAAAATATTCCACACGCATATTCAACTTCTGAAACGACGCTAAAAACAAATTATGCTAGAAGATGGCGCGGTTGCAGCGGTAATGTTTTTGGTGGCCCATTTGATCCTGTTCCATTTGATTTTGCTTTTAGTAATCCACAACTTGATCAACCATTTACTATTGGGTATTATGATTTCAACAATACGCACAATAATTATGTTTTATCTAGTTTGGAAGATGCTCCCAGTACTGTAAGCGGTTTGTTTACTGCAAATCTATCTTCTAGTTTAGTTAGAAATCTTGGTTTAAGATTTAATAATGAATCATTATTTCCCACCGCTATAAGAGATTACACCAGTTTAGATTGGGCCGATAATAGTCACGAATTATATGGAAAAATACTTGATTCGTTTGACTCCGCTGTTCGCATTTCTGGTGTTAATGGTTATTTGAATTTTGGTAATGTTCCAACATCTAGTGGTTTTGCTGTATTTTTAAGATTTTCTCCAGATTATAACATGAGCGGTGTAGATTATAACTTGTGGAATTCTGGAGTATTGTTTTCTAAATGGGACGAAGCAGAAGAACTAGAATATGCTTTAGGATATAAAGATGGATATCTTTCAGCATATGCCAAAGATTCTAATGGTAACTTGATTGAACTTCAAGATTCTATATCATATGAAAATTATCAATATCCACTTTCTATTGCATTGACTTATAATGATAATCAATCTCGTAAATTAAGACTATTTACTAATAGTGAAATTGCCGCAATTGCCAGTGGCACAAACATACTATGTGATGAATCAAATGAGTTTGTATTAAGTAGTGGTAATAGTGATTTGTTATTTGGATATTCTTCTGGATCTGGAATAGGCATCAATGCTTTTATTTCTGAAATTGGTATATCAACTCATAATGATACTGGTGGTGGTAATCTAGTCTATAATGCAAATCCAGATTCTTCTAAACAGCAAGACAATATTGAATTATTTTTCAACACCCACTTAGCACATTTTTGCAATGTAAATGACTCACACATAAATGATAGAAATAAACTATGGCAATTTATTGATGAAAAAACAGAAGATTGGAAATTAGGAGCTTTTAAATATTGTAGTTTTGGTGTTGCGTATGACATTATGAAATTTAGAAATGGAAAAGACTATCTATATCATAATTTTTATAATGATGGAAAGACTTATCAAGACAGAACCAATCTAACATTACCAAACTCAATACATTTATCTGGTATTTCATATCATTCTCAAGTAGAAAATGACATGTTAAGATTTAGTCTTTCTGGTAATGAAGACAGGCTTTATTCTTTACCTCCAAGATTGGTTAAAAACTTACCAAGAAGTTATATAGTTGCTGAAGATTCTTTAATTGTTAACAGCGTTGTACAACATGAATGTGATTCTACTATTAATTGGCCCAATGGCAAAACTGGTGCTAAACTTATAGTTAGTTTATATACTCCATCTAAAGAAAGTGTATTATTTCCAACCAAAAATTTTGGCTTGATTAGCAGATCTACTCATTATCTCAATCCAAAAGATTGCTGGAATAAGATAGAAAGTAAGTTTAAGTTGGGAGATTTAAAGGATAATGAATCTGAACCTTGGGCATTTTTCGATAAAACTATTACATACAAAGAATTTGAAGAAAATTATTTTGTTAAAGACATAAATCAAATGTTTGTGCAATACGATGTTATCTATCCATCTGGCACATATAACAAATCACAAATTAAATTACACTCAGTAGATATAGAACTAAATGGAATTAACCAATCTGATGAAATAAATAACAATTTACCAATTTATGAATCTGGTAAAGCTTATCAAGAAGCTCCATTACCATTATATGAAGTGGGATATGTTAGCGCTTTCAATAACCAAATTAATATCTACACCAGCGGCGTAACATATATTGAACAATCTGGTATAATGTCATTAATTAGTTCTGGAGTATTTAACAGTAATGTATCAATGCCATTATATACCATTCAAGTTGGCAATGCATCAACATCGAATTCAAATTTTGGAAGTTTATTTGGAAATAATAATCCACTAGGCATGAGCCTTTTTGTAGAAGGTGGATATGACAATGAAGAAGATTCTATTATTTGTTATGTTAACGGCTTAATAGAAAATACTATAAGCAACTCATTAAATCTCTTTTCATATGATGATGTAAATCAGCCAGCGGTTGATCAACTTAATTTTATGTTGTTGGCTGGTTTTCCGCTTTCTGCTTTTGATATTTCAACAGAAGAATCTATTGGTTTATATGTACTTGGTCCAAACAGAACTTGGGAACCAACAAGTGCAAATATTGCTTTATATATCAACAGTAGACCAAAAGAAGAAAACATTAATTCTCAATTTCCTCTCTATCTATATCACGTAAAACCAATTTCCAAAAGAGATAATGAACTAGAATCATTTAAGTGGGATGGCACAAATTTTGGTAAAGAAATTTCATTATTAGATAATCAATTTGCGTCAGTTCCTGCGATTGATGAAATTAGAGGAGTACAAACCATATGCTATGGTAATTGTGATACAATCAGCACTATTAAGTGTCAAGAAGATCAACTTATAACACATGACACACTGTGGTATGATCCAGAATGTGTTAACGGTGGAGTCGTTAGACCAATAACTGTTTACACAAATCCAGATGTTGGTGCCTTTGGTACTAATATTCCATATAGCGGTCATTTTTATGGAATTAGAAAATTCAGTAATTTAATACCACAAGCGCCATACACAATTACTATTACTGGCAAAACAGGAACAGATAAAATACTACAAGTTCCAAGAGAAATGACAGAATGGGAATATGGAACAAATGAAGATGTTGCATATAGTGGAATACAATTAACACCAAGTGTGAACTCTTCTGGAAATAAATTTGGTAAAAGTGTTACAGTTCTTGATGATAGGGTTATGATTGGTTGTCCATATGAAAATATTTTCGATGAAACAAATTACGAAATTAATAATGCAGGAAAAATTTATGTCTATAGAAAAAATCCAGAGCCAAGTGGTTATGATTGGAGCAATCAATTAGATAAATCTAACTTTGTGTTAGAACAAGAAATTGTTTTACCAACTGGTTGGAGAAGAGATTATTTTTATAAGAGGAATATCTCTTTTAGAGATAGATATGGTAACTTGTTGCCGTACACGGGTATAGGAACTAATTGGATAGTTGGTCAAGAAGGAAGGCAATTAGGATACTCATTAGATTCTGCCCGTAGAAACAATACAGATATTTTAATTGCCGGTGGACCCGGCGCTGAGTGGAGTAGAACTTTTGCTCCCATACAAACTACTCCAGTAACTATAGGATTATTTGTATTTAATAACGAATTAGTTAGTGATCCAGATAATGCTAATTGGAGACAAATTTTAGATCAACTATCAGACAGAGATTTAGTATATAGATATTTCTGTGACCCATCAGTTAAGTTTGATATTAAAGTAATACTTTGCGAACCAATGCTTGGTTCAAATATTGGTATTGGTGAAACTTCTAAAGATTTCTTAGAGCCAAAACCGCCATTTGTAAGTAAGTATCTTACTCATAGACATTTCAGTTATAATGTAAATACTCCAGAATATCAAGAGCGAGAAGATGTCATACTTCAAGAACTAAAAGATATTTTTCATGAAGTATTTCCACTAACATCTAGCGCTATACATAGTGGCATACCGCCGCTATTAGGAATCTATATAGATGATTCTAGATCACTTGGTTCTAAATCTTTAGGATACAATATTCCTTTTAGAAAGGGGGCGCTAGATAAGTTCATAGATTACTATAAAGACTATTCTAAGAATAATGGATTGGTGGATTTTGATGGAGATCCGGCAGAAGGATTTGTTAACGTAACGGTTGACGTTGATGAAAATTGGATAGCACAATCTATTAACTGCTTATTAGATTTAACTGATATTGAAACACTACAAGAAAACAATGTACAAAAATTAATAGCAAATAATCTTGGTAGCTTCAATGAAAATGCTGGTGAATTTAATTACCCACCACCAAGTGGTGGATCTGTTTATATTTTTGAAAGAGAAAATAATGGACAGTTTAAAGTTGTTCAAGAAATCAAATCTCCAGTTTCTTATACAAATGATACTTCTGATCGATTTGGACACGATGTTGCAATAAGTGATGATGGCAAAGTTATTGCTATAGGATCTCCATATTCTCCACATTCAGTGCAGGTATTTGAATATAACGAAAACTTCAATAATCAGCTATTAAACAGCTTATATTTTATCACATCTTTCTTACAACCTAGATACTATGAAGAAATTAATAATGCTACATTTGGTGAAAGTTATGATCTATATAGTGAATATTTAGAAAAATTACCAATAACAGAATCTATAGCAAATCTTAATTTAGAAACATATAATAAGTTTTCAGAAGGTTTACGCTTTGCTTACTTCAAGTTTTTAGAAAACCTACAAATTAAAAGGTACAACTTAATTTATGAAATGGGTGTTCCTATTGGTTTTGATGCTTGGTCAGACCTTTGGGCGAATTATATACCAACACCAAGATTAGGATACAGTGTTGATATAAATTCAGACGGATCTTTAATTGCTATCGGTTCTCCAACAGACAGTTTGGGCGAAAGAGACTACACACAAACGTGGTTTAGATATGACATAAAATCTGGACAAGAAACTGCATTTGGTGGAGAGCCTTGGCAGTGGCAAAATTATACCAATGCTGGAGCTATAAGGCTGTTAGAAAGTAGAAATTATTATCCACACAATAAAAAGGTTGTAGAGTATTACAAGTTTGGAAATCTACACGAACTATTAAGTCCACCGCAGGATTCTGGATTATTTAGTTTTACTATGAATAATCTATACAATAGTATGGGTTATACATTTTCTAGAACAAGTTTTGCTGAAGGTTTAAAAATACCAGAAGATGCTGGACTCGCCTTTATAATTACTCCAGCCATTAATGCTGCTAGCGATGAGATAATTGACAATATTAGAGATTGGTTATCTTTAGGCGATAGGCACTTGGTCTTGGTTGGAAATGATCCCAAGTGGGAAGCCAATGGCGCTTACTTTAACTCAAACAACATTATTAACTATATATTAGAAGAACTAGATGTCAATATGCGCATTTATGCTGCTAGAAATCAATATGAAGCATTAATGCAAAACACAAATACATTTTACAATGTTCAAAACTCTTTTGTACCAGCTAAATCTACTCCCGCCATAGCTTATCCAGTTCCATTAAGAGGTTCTGGTGTTGGAGACATTAGATTATATGATACAAACATATCAGATTTATATATATGCGATAAACCACCAAGTGGTTCTTCTGATCCATTCAGTTTTGACTTTGAAAGAAAAAGAACATATAGAGAACTTCATGATAAGTGCGAAATGCCCATTGTTCATGAGGGAGATTTAAGATCCAAATATATAGATCAATGTGAGATAATGACTCCCAGAGGTCCAGCATGGATAAGTTATGAAAGAAATTTTGGTTTTCAATATGGCACACACAATATTGTTGATTGGGGCTGCGAAGGAGAAGAAAGAGGTAAAAATCCCAATTTCAACACAAAGAGTGAGCCAGTACCGATCTTGTCAGCATATGAAGCAATACCTAAAACAATAATTGTTCCCGGCTCTGCACCCACTGAAGAATTAAGATCCAAATTAGTTGGTTATGATTCTTCTACATCTGTAAGAACAACATTTGGAAATGCTGTATATAGTGGCGTTGCATTTATTTGGTCAAACGATGACAGTAATTATACAGAATTAAACTACAATATTAATAATACTGTAAGTAATAGTTTGTTTTTTGATCCAAGTGAATATAATGGAAACGATGCTGTACTACAAGCTAGATCTACGATCTCTAATCAATCTGCAACTAAATTGATTAATATCAAACCCAATGTTTGCATGATTGCTTCAGAACAATATAGTACAACTTCAAAAATAGTTTTAATTGCTGCTACTATGTATGAAAGTAGAAATATTTTATTATCCTCTGCGGGCGATAGAAATATTAATCTATACTTTAACTTATTAGCAACTGATGCTGATGGTAATGCAAAAGTTGCACAAGTTGGCGGATTTACAAATAGAACTTCATATACTGATGGATATAATAAATCTGATATACAGGCACAATTGACTAATGTTGGTATTGATATGGGCGACTTAAATGTTTTAACACAAGATCTATATGATATTTCTAAAGGTTATACAGCAGCTTGGATTGCTAATACTGACAATATGCCATCAAGTGAAGATATACAGAATATTAAACGATTCTTAGACATGGGAAATAAAACATTGATAATTACTTATGGTCAAGAGCCATCATTAGGAGATGAAATAAGTAATAATACAACATATACATATAATTTAGATTCTAGCTCTATGACATCTACAATATCTGCTTATAATGTTAGATCTGCAAATGTGGCAAAGTATATTTGCGAACAATTAGGACTATCAATGAGTCCGCTATTCTTAGAAGGAAAAAATAAATATGCCGATAGATCTGATATTCGAACTGATAACATCGGCCAGTTAACATCTTCATTATCAATTGCCGCAAACACATATTTATATGATGGGCTAGACGAAAATTCTTCTTTTGCAAGTAGTAATTCTTATGTCGGATATGGAGATGGCGCTGTTACAGTTCCATATTCAGATCGTCCACCGTACCCAGTACCAAACGGATTTACACATGAATTTGTTCCTATTAATAATAGGAATGCTATTAATTTAGCTTTTTTTGACGCTCCAGTTACAGACACAGAACAATTTTCTATCGGAGTTCCAAAATTTAATACTGGCATAACTAAAGTATCGTTTACAGTTCCAGAAAAACTTGAAGAGCATGATGACTATAACTTATTCAAGTTAAGATTCAATATTTTGAAAGAAAGTTCTTTAGAAATTTCTCCAATTAATTTAGTTGTTGGAAATTGTTTGGCTTCAGAGTTTGTAAATACGTCGGTTCTTAATCAACCAATTGGACCAGTAGGAAGAAATATACTTTTAGTTGATACTGATGAAAATAATAACGTTAAACAAACTTATGTGTCTGCCGGATATACAAAAGAATTATACGATAGTCTTGACCTATATGTACAAATTCCATCTGGTCAAGAAACACTAGATATGTATTTTACGCATTCTGCTAGCTATCCATTACAACAAAATCCAAAACAATTACGAACTGTTAGACTGTTGAGCGTTTCTGGTGTTAGAATACCATCAAATACTATTATTTCTACAGCTAGGTGGCCTATTTATGAAACAGAAGTAGTTACCATTCCCGGCACACCAGATACTTCGTATACACAATTATTTAATAGAGAAATTAGTACAGATAGCTCTAAATATTGCATATCAAATAATCGTATATGTTCAAATGATCCTCCAGAAGGATATGGCACACCGGGTGTTGATATTGCTGACGGCCCAGTAGTTATGGCGCAGACAGTTTATCATCAAGGTGGATATTTCAATGGATATAATAAATCTAGAATTACAGTTATAAGTGATCCCAGTTTAATACAAGGTAGAACAATTCTGTCCGAAGGTGGAAATACTATTAATCCAAATCTAGCTTGGTTCCTAGCAAGTCTATATCCAAATACTAATTTTAATACAACAAGATCTGGAAGACAATATGAAACAGCATTTAAGATTATATCACCAGAAAGATCAAGTCCAAGTAGATTAGTTAATGCTTATCCAGAAAACAGTGGATTAAATTATCGCTTTGGTCAATTTACAAGTAACAGCTTACCAGCTACAAAATATAGTGATTTAGAAGGTAAAATAGAAATAGCCGGTAAAAAACCGCCACAACCAACTGATCCAATGTTGCCATTATTCAATAGCGATATCGGACACTTTAGAATTGAATTATCTCCACCTCCACCATATACTGAAGAAGAAAAAGCGGCACTAAGACAAGCTTGGTATATAGATAATTTTAACATAGTTGAACAACACTACGGATCTACATCTAAAATACAAGATACATATAATGGAACTCTCTATAGAGACGCTGGAATTTATAGTAGAATTCCACCAATACTAAGAGCTATCGGAAAAGATCATTTAGACTTAGATGTATTTTATTCTGGATATCCCGGAGATTTATTTGGATATTCTGTAAAGATACATAAAGACAAAGTATATGTTGGCGCTCCATTCTCACCATACAATACGGAAGAAATTACTCCTTGGTCTACTATTATTGCTAGCGGTATGCAGCATGGCAAAGAAGTAGGATTCAACGGCGGTGCTGGCGCAGTATATTTAATTGAAAAGGTTGGAAATGTTGGAAGTGGTCTTGGTTCTGTAAATCTGTCTAAGCAAAAAACAACTGGAATACCTTGGACGGTAACAAGAAAGTTTAGACCAGAAGAAATAAGTGTTGGTTTTAGCGGATTAACAACATCCAACTCTTCTACAGTTATTGGTAACAATAATTATTCTAATGATAAATTAAAGAATCTAGCGTTCGTATCAGATATGTTTGGATATGACATAGCTCTAAATGGAGATATATTAGCTATATCTGCTCCTTGCCATAGGTTTGAAAACTATTCAGAAGACACGCCAGCGCCGTTCATAAGAAAAGAATTTAATGAGCAATTTGATATTCAACAACGAATAATACATGATCTAGCAATCCCCTCCGAAAGAGAACAATATGGAGCTAGTGGAACTGTAGTGTTTAATCACGGCGCTGTATTTACATATGAAAACAAAATTAATAATTGGGGTTCTAAAACTCAAGAGTGGACTCCCATACACAAACTTGTGGCACAAGGTCCATATGCTAGAATTCAAAACTCTGGAGAAAATACATTCTTTGGAAACGCTATAGCAATAGATAGAGCTAGAAGAGTCGATGGAGACTATATACTAGCAGTTGGGGCTATGAACCATCCATTCTCAACTAGTGGAAATGTATTTGATAATATTGGTTCAACATATGCTTTCGACGGAATGTTAAGAAGTCTCAGGCCAGCATTCTCTCATCCAGACACATTTATTGCTGGTAGAGTTTATGGAGAATATCAAAAACCAAGTGATTATACAACATTTACATTTAAGAATGACAATAATTTTGATCAAAAGGTATTATTTAATGGAATTGTATTATCAAATATTAATGGAGAAATATTTATAGAGGCGTCTGGACAAGATAAGGTTCCTCGCGGTTATGTTGTACATAGACCGTATATTGAACATATTCGTGGATCATTTTTACATGGAACGCCTGTATATGAAGATATAAATCTATTTGTAGATGGCGCTCCACCATTTGTTTCTGGCTCTTTATCACTAGTGAATTATGGTCCAGAAAGCAATAATGTGTATAATATGATGGATTTGTATACATTCAATTTATTACAATCTTCTGGCAATATGCCACTAATAGCTAGTGGTTTAGCTTCTCCATCTGGAGTAATGGAATTATATAGTAGTGGTATAGCCAAAACGGACACGATACTACAACTTAGGACAAGAGGAAGTCTATAAAATGGCTACAAATGCGCTATATATTTATACCGAAGGTGGACGAATATTCTTAGATCCAACGCCTTTTGTATCTATTTCTGTTAATCACCTTAGAGATCATCAAAGGTCTTATGGAGAAGAATATGATATAACATTAAATGGTTATATTATGACTTCTGGTTCTGCTCAAGGTACTTTTAATCCTCCACCACAATCTACTCCGGGTGGTACTAGAGTCGGCGCAGCATTTGAGGGGCAAGAAAGATTACGAGAATATTTTACCGATAAAAAACTTAGATTAGAATTAAACGATGTTAATGGCGCTTGTAAAGCCACATATTTTCCAATATTACAAACTTTAGATTTTGAGGAAGGAACATATTGGCAATATTGTAAATTCACCGCTACCTTTAAAGCTTATGATAAGTGGGAAGGAAGCTATTCTACTCCAGGAATAAATTGCAGTAATATAGAAGAATTTCCAGAGCTTAACAACCCAGTTGTTATAAGTAGCCTAAGTGAGGATATATCTATAGAGCCGATAACTGGTGAATATGGATATTGTTATCATGACGGATCAGACGCACAACATTATCCAATTACTAATAGATATTTCAAATATACTAGGACATTGCAGGCAACTGGTAAACCAATTATTTATGATGCGGTGTATAGCGGCATAATAGGCAGAGATGGACCACAAACTGGACTAATGCTTGGACAAGATATACCGGGAGTAAAATCTTGTATTTTAGCTAAAAGTTTTCTTTATCATTATATTTCAGACACAGATCCACTCGCTCTACGTTTAGCAATACGTAATAAAATTTTTAGCGATACGCGCAATGTTGACAATGCAGGAAGTGATCAATTACAACTATATAATTGGGAAAGATCTGAACAAGAAAACGTGTCTGAAGGTTCTTATAGTATTACAGATACGTTTATTATTGCTCCAACTGGATCTAAGGCCATTGAAACATTTAGTCACAATATCACAAATGGTCAAGATTCTCCATATCATAAAATCTCTATCGATGGTACAATTAAAGGATTATCAGAGTGGATACCAGAAGAGTACGCTTCTGGAATTTTTGATACTACAAATAGAACTACTCTATCCTCTATGGAGGGCGGAGAAGCTGAAAGGGCTAAAATTGCTTATCAAAAATTAACTAGCAATGGTCAATTTGGTAATTTATCTTCTATATACAAACGATGTAATGCTCTTACTGGATTAACTTTAAATAGTCAACCACTATCAGTAGCTATAGGTACTAATCCAATAAATGGTGAAATTACATATAATCTTGAGTTTGATTCTAGGCCCACAAATTTCTTTTCTAAAGTTATGTCAGAAAAAATCGAAGTTACCGATACTTATCCCGGAGATGTTTTTGCTGTTATACCAATATTGGGCAGACCAACCGGCCCGGTATTGCAATATACTTATGGTAGAACTGAATTTAAACGAGATTTATCTATTGAGGTTATATTAGATCAAACTTGGATAGGATATGGTAGAGCTAGTAATTTAGAAAATCCCGTTTTGAGAAGAAACTTGTTATATTCTAAACCAAGTCTTTTAGAACCATTTAGAGGAGAGCTAGATAGATTAATAGGTATATATAGCCCGGCAAACGAACCGGGCATTAGAAGATATTTTCAAAATGCGCCATCAGAAACTTGGAATGCAACAGAGGGTAGATATACTTTAAATCTTTCTTGGACATATGAACTTAGTGAATAATTATGCCATATCCAACAAACTCAGATCAACATAATACATTTCCAGATTATTCAGATATAAATAATTCTAACAAAGAATATTTTCTAGATGGATTAATTTCTGCTCTTTTTAAGAGTTTATCATTTGAAAATACCCGCAGACAATATAGACCATATACCCCCGCATTATCTAATGCGCTTGGAGAAGAGTTTGATAAACTTCAAGAACAATACGAAGATGAAGTTAAAACAGAATTTCATGACAGATTTAAATATCAAGATCCTTGGACTCACTACCCACAATCTCTTGAGTCGTTAGACGATGAATTCGTTGATTTTTCCACCGGCGCTACATGGAGGAAAGGTTTTCTTTCTGTTGCTTTTCTTGGCACTATATTATCTATAGATCAAATAGTTGGTACAAATAGATATATATCAACAACATTAGCATCAAACCAACCAGTTTCTATATTAAAACCACAATTTAATGTTACACAAGGTGTTAATACATATCCTAGATTAACAAATATTAATAATCCAGATACTATTTATGGTAGTAGCAGTAAAAACCCACTCTCTTCTTCACAAGAATATTTTTCTTACGATGACTTGGAATTTTTTAATTATGTACACTATAATCTAGTAAACTTTAGTTTTACACCAAATAGACGTAGTGGCGAAATAATAGTTAGAGGAAACTTAACTCCATTTATAGTTACACCAGATAGTCCTATACAACGAAGAAATAGAAATATAGATGCTACACGTATTACAACATATAGCCCATATTCCAATGCAACGCTGGTAGATTTTACTAATGATGGAACTTGGATTAATTCTTTTTTTAACAATCCATTTTATTGGCCCACGGTGACATAACTATGGCTACAGCACATTCAACAAGTAGATCGGTTGGGTCTAGTTTTCCAAGTCCCTACATTATGCAACAGCAAACTTTTTTGGGCTGTTCTATTGCCGGTTTTAATGTTACTGCTGGATTTGGAGACACTTCTTCACAACTTTCTGTAGATTTAGCTGTTGATTCTTTTAATATTTCAGACCAAACACCTATAGGCCAAGGACACGATGTATATCACGACGGAGTTGGAGAAGATGGAGCGATTCCGGGAGATAGATTTAGACCTCCACCAGTTGGTACTCCAGTGTTTTTTAATTTTGGTAGAATAAGAGCTACTGTAGATGAAGCTTTCAAAAAAGCGTTTGATGATTATTATGGTACAAATGATGCCATAGTTCCCAGTTTTGATTGGACTCCCGGTACTAATTTTGGCAACGTTACAGGTGGCGATAAAGGATATTATCATTTTGTATTTGGTGGTATATTACAAGCCTATACTCAAACACAAAGTCCAGATGGAGGAACACTATATAATGTTATTGTTACTGATCCAAGAGAAATTTTATCTAACTGTGTTTTAATTCTTAATAATTACGCTGGGTCAACAGCCAACAATGCTAACCTACTTAATGTTTATGGATTTTTAGAGCATGACGTATTAGACAATGCTTTACAAAGATCATTTGACAACCCTTCAGTCTCTAAAAAATTACAAGCCGATGGAACTGGTACTGATGTATATTATGGAAGTTTGGGATTACCAACTAGTAATGCTGTTAATCGAGCGGCGCAACAGGCAGACATATACATTAAATCTTTGTATACTGGTTTTCCAATAACTGGCACTGGTATGTCAAGGAGAACAGACGCCGGTATACCATACTATAGAGTTGCCCAAGCTGTCAACTATATGATGGGTTTAACTGTTAATAATCCACTAAGCGACAGTCAAAAACAAGAATATGTAAATGCCGGATATGGTGGATATATTTATTTTCGTGGGCTAAAATATGTTGTGGATTTAAGCGGTTTACCCACCTTGCCATATCATTATCGTTTAGGATATGATCAATTGAATTTATTAGATTTGATTATGGAAATATGTGATGCTACAAATCATGAAGTTTTTATTACTTTACTTCCAGTTATTAATCATTCAGCATGTAGCGTAACGTGGCAGTGGAATAATAGAAATACGGGTACTCCAACAAATATGATCGCCGGAATCATAAAAGTAGTTACTATAAATAAGAGCATACCTCCGCTACCCGGTAAAATTAGAGAATATTTAGATTCTATTCCAGATCCAGTTACTGTTAAAGATTTTGGATATGAATTAACTAATGAGCCAACAGATAAGTTTGTTACTGGAGCAGATGAAGTTGCAATGTATTATTTTACTAGATATCAAGCACCTACTCCGGTGTTTGGTATGCATCAAATAAACAATAGTTTAAATCAACAAATACTACCTTATTATGGAACACTTGCACCAAAAACTGTTACTATCCCAAGGGGCTTTGGTTCTTATCAGCAAATTACATTAGATGCTGGAGAGTTATTAGCAGACGGTGTTGGAAAATATTACGTCGCCACAGAGTTAGAACTTAGAGCAGCTTCTATATCTATGGAAAGATGGATAGAATTCTTACTAATGTATAATGACAAATATTACGAATCTGTTGAAGGTGGCGATATTCAAGATATGTACTATGCCCAAGTTCTACCGGGAAATGGTCAAATTTTAGAGCTTTCAAATACATATGATATTACTGTTCCTAGGTGCGTTTCTCCACCACACCCGTCTGAAGACGGTTTTGTTGCTGGAACCGACATACCATTAAATCCATGTAGTCCACCGTATGGGTGGCCTCTATATTGGCAGAGAGCCAAAAATATCGGGGTTCCAATGGCTGGATCTGCTGGATTTTCTGCTAGGGCGCAAAAACAATTGAATAATTTAAATTCTAATAGAAAAGTATATGGAACTAATTCTTCTAATTCTCCAAATCAACCCACATATGAAAGTAGCATGGGGGCTACAATTCAAACTACGGCGCAGGCTTCTATTATAGCGGTTGCTGATAAAGTATCTAGGATGGGCTTACAAAATGTCAAAACTATATACGCCTTTATTAAAAAGGTTGCTGACGAATGTTTAGGAAAGAAATTTCTTGTAAAAATTCCACAAAGAGTAAATAAAAGATACAACGCAGAAAATATCGTAACCAATACAATTAATACCCTTGGGGAACCTACAAAATTTATTGTTTCTGGCCCATTTGGTTTTATGCCAAGAGATCCTACCAATTCTCCAACGTGGACAATGCCTACGAGTATCATAGATACTTCTCCACTTATGAATGAAAATATGTTGAATCCTCCAGAAGCATTAGTATTATCAGAACCAACCGGTTATGCTGGAGCGCTAAAAATAGGTTTTAATCGAGCAAATGAAGAATACTCATTTAATTATTATCCAGAACCAGAGGGTGGTTGGTATTATTTTGCTACCGGTATAAAACCTAGTGCGTTATTATTAGAGCCAATAGATAATAAATTCTTAAAATCAGATAATGGTAGAATAAAACCATATATAAGATATGATCATAGTCATATTATTAGTCTTTCTTCTTTTTCTAAAGATTCATATAGTCAACAATTTATAGACCCTATACGTAACGCCTATATTCCAGATTTATCATATGTAATGGAAAATTCTAACAATCCAACAGATAAACTAGATGAAACCGCTCCAGCATTTCAAAATGTTGTAAATATAGGTGGCACCTCAACTACTCCAGTTAATGCTTGTGCGTTCATTAAAGTTGACTTAGATCCAGATTTTTATTTTGCTCCTCCTATTATAATGGCTAGTTCTCAACTACACGGAAATCAATATAACTTTCATCGTATTACCACAGAACCAAAAGACGTATTGGAGGCAGACGGTTGTAAATTAGTAAAATCATATGGAATGAGATACTTATATATTTATCCAATAGTTACACAAAGTCCTGAATTTCAAGAATTAGAACAAATGGATTTATCTAAATGTTGGGATTATGTAGAACAAGAAAAACCAAAACATGTGTACGCATTAATAACTTTGCCAGAACGTGCCGTTCCTACTATGACCACAAGATTTAGAGATGGTATGAATATGCAAATAAACGCAATGAACTTAAAACACTATCTATTATTAGATGTCGTTCGTGGTATGCCGGGATTAAATTCCGCCGGTCCAACAACTGGTGGAGAATATAGAGCAATAGACTATATGTATATGCCAAGTGGCGAAAGGGGTAGACGAATACAATTTGCCGCAAAAGAAGCAATTAAAAAAGCATATCAAGGTTTAACATACGATCTTACAAATAGAGTCAATATTATTTCACCATCACCAATTTATCCAGATTTAGTAGCTTTACCGTTACGCTCCGTAGAACGTTGTTATGGCCCTTGGCTATCTGCTTATACTGACTTTGAACAAATTGGTGGAAAAATGGAGTTTATTCATGATGAATCTCTGGCACCTTGGAATTATGGTGGATATAATTTAATGGATAAGGCTGGTAGATTACTTGCTGAGTTTGGCACAAGTGCTTCACTAATGAATGAAAGGGGTGGATTTACAATTCCAACCGCTCCATCTGGTTGGACACTTGGAACTTATTTATTAAACTTAGGGCCACTTGTTACTAATATTTCTACCAAAGTAGATTCTGATGGCATTAGCACAACAGTTTCTATGGACATATATACAGCGTCATTTGGTAAAATGCAAAAACAAAGATCCGATAATATTAAACAGTTAAATAGGCTGAAACAAAAAATAACAGATGAAAGAAACGATTTAATTAGAAGAAATATGGGCAAGGGACAAAAATCTAATGTTACATTTGCTAAGATGATCAATCAATTACAAAGTGTTGAAAGTTTTGCAAATAGATTTTATTCTTCTCACGAAAAGGGACATTCTCAGGTAGGAACCATGATAACTGCATCTGTAACTAATTCTCCGGGAAGTGCGCCAAATTCTAATGGAGCATATCAAAGCCCTAATTCTCAACAAGATGTACACGGCGGTATGATGTCAAATGATCAAATGGCTTATGCCGCAAGTATTCTTGCTAGCAATCCCGTGGACGCTGGAGTATCAGAATCTACAACTGGACAAGCAAATATTACTGATATATTTTATCCATATAGTAGATCTGGAGGAGATGGTTTACCAACCATAAAGAATGGACAACTACCAAATGGTACTCAATACGGATAAAAATAAGGAGTAAGTTATGGCTTCAAATAGGATATATGACCCACCATCAAAACATTGGGCTGAAATACCTAGATTGTTAAATGTGGCAGGATTTGATAAATTGTCCAAACAATCTTATGATGCTTTAAGAGATACTAATAATAAAATTGCTCAATCACACAAAAACACATTAAACTCACAAAATGTAAATATATGGAATAATACTAATTCGTTCTTATCATTTTTAAGTAGCAGTGGTCCTTGGGGTAGCGGAGTATCAAACTGGACATTTTATAGACAGGTTCAATCTGAATTTGTTCCTAATGTTTTAACTACCTCACAAATTGATTCATATATTACTTATGTAGAAAATACTTCTTTAGAATCAAGAGAGAGTGATTCGAACGCGGCTACAGAAAGAATTATAGAAGAAATTAATAATAGTCAATATGGATATATAGAAGGTGATAATAGTGCTGATAGAAGTCAAAAAATAAAAATTTACTTACAAGAAAATAAAACTGATAGTAAAAAATCTAACAATAATACTCTAGGTCTTAGAACTGATATAGGCTTTGTAGGAGTTCCAAAAACAGTTGCTGGTACTCCGTATTCTGCATCACTAACAAATAAAACTGGACAAACCGGAACGTTTGAGGGTGGAGATATTTTGCATGATCCTAAAAACGCCATTGCTGGAGAATTAGACTTAAATTATAATCCAAATACGGGAAAATTTGAAGCTTCTTCTACGTTTTTAGCTAAATTATTAACAGATGTTGAACCCGTAGAAATTTCTGATATAGCGTTAGACACTAATAATATTCAAGGTAGAACCGCTTCTGATTTTTATGGACGTAATGCTCCAAACAAAATGTCTTCTTTTACAACTGGTACGGCGGCTCCTGTTGGAATGAATAATAAAAATCCACACTGCTTTGGTCCACATATTGTTAAATGTAAAACATCATCTAAAGTGGAAACTATACGTGTAGTTAACAGATCTAATATTAGTTTCAAGCGCGGAGAAATAGTTACAGTACATAAAATAGATGGTGAGTTTATAATTGGCAAATATACTTCTGATAATATTGTTCAACTTCCACCAAGGCCGGGAAGATGGATTTTTTCTCAGTTTTATGCGGATTCTGATGAGTATTTTAGAACAATGGTTTTACCACCTTTAATTGCTAGACCATCAATTACTCCAGAAGAAGTCATACAACTATATCGTAAAAAGTATTATTACGCCTATTCTACATTTATGTCCAATGAACCGGTGGGTAATAATTATGACAATAGTTGGGTAGAAGGTACTATATTTCCATATTATCCTTGGGAAGTTTTTGATTTAATACAAGAGACACAAGCAGAAGTTGGTGACGATGGTGAAGTTACTACTCCATCGCAATTATTAACCTTTTTCAATAAAATCAATGTTACAATTCCACCGCAGGGTCAAACTGGTGGACAATTTGATCAAATATATTATCCTTTATTTTGGGGTCCAATGTTCCCCGGAGGAATGACAAATGTGGTAAATAGATTAACCTCTCCACGCTCTGGACCTAATAATAGATGGAAATGTAATTTTACAGATAAAAATGAAGTTCCAGCTTTTGCGGCAATGCCAAATAATTTAGCGCAATATTCTGTAGAATTAATAAGAAGATTCAATCAAGAACAAGCTAACCTAAGTTTTTGGCCTTATGGTCATCTAAACATGTCTAATGTTAATTATCCATTCTATCCAAATTATAGATCTGATTATCCAGTATATGGTTCTGGTTTTGTGCAACCAAACGATCCATTAACAATACAATTTAGTTTATTGAGTGCAGAATTAGTTGGTGCTTCCGATACGGTGGCTAACTACGACGCGCCTTGGTGGCCGGATAGAATACATGGCAGTGTAAGTAGAAGCGATGTAATTAGGGCATTTAATACATCTTCTGCTTCTATATTAAATAGAGTATTAGAACAGTCAGGTTCTACTCAGCGTTATGGAGAGGGTAGTATTTTAGCGCAAAAAACTTTAGCAAGACGTTCTGCATCTCCACCTGCGGGTCTACTCAATAGAGAAGGGTCTTTTTTGAATGGGGCTGGAGTAACTAACATATCGCCATGTCTTCCATATGATTTATATGTGCAATATGAACCTTTAAATACGCCAGTTGGGGCATTGACTATGTGGGGTGGAGATTTAGCTTTATATACTCCATATAGAGGCTCTAACGGTGTTGGCATTACGGCGGCAAGGTTAATTATGAACCAAGGAAGTGGCGGTTCTTGGACTGCTACATTTAACACAACGGAACAATTTGGAATGAAAGGTAGATGGTTCGGCGGTGGAGGTGGTGGAAATATTGAAGTTACAATACTTGGGGCGCTTTTAGGATGGAGTACAGATAATCGCGGAAGAAGAATAGAGGGCGTAGTCCCAACTTGGGGTACTAGAGGGAATGATAATATTGATCAGTTTGGTACAGCGGCGATACACGTTCAAGCTTGGGATTATTGGCCCGAAGAACAAACCGTGTGGATTCCTCAGTATTTTACATGTTTACATTTTAATCCAACGTTTCCCGGATCTAATGGTCCGTATGACAGGGCTGTAGAGCGTCCAGAAAAAATAAAAGTTGCAAATTACGCTAACGCCGTCAGGAGGCCATACAGCGATGAATGGGAATCTTTACCACAAGAGGATATTTATTACTTTCCACCTAAAACAGATGTAGATTATAGAGTTCCGACTTATGGTGAGACGAAATCTTTTACCAATCAAAATCAAACTCTATCTTCATTTCCAGCCTACGCTACTAGTACTAGTGCCGGAGCTTTAGTAGATCTTAGATTTCTATCTACTGTGCCAGCATCTGGATATGGAAATGATGGTGTTACCGTTCCTGCTGGAGCAACTATTAATCATAGTACTATATTAAGAACAGAACCATTATGGAATATTGATATTAGTCGTAGAGGCAAATTGGTGACAAAATATGGGTATTTTTATCATAAAAGAGTCATAGGTGTAAAATGGACAACATTGACACTTATGCCCGATAGCACTATACCTAATGAAACTTATCCTTGGGCTGATAATTTTGCAGAAGATGACGAATTTGAACTACCCGGTGGAGTAATAGTACAATATAAATCGGCTAATCCAAATAGATTCATAGTAAAACTATATAGAATTCAAGATTTAATTACTAAACATTTAGGATCTATGCCGGTTGGCGGTGATATTTCTTATAATCCAGTAGTAACTCAAAACTTAACTTATGCATATATGGGCAGTGGATTTTTACCATCTGATTTTCCACAAAATCTTGGAAAACAATTTATTATTAAGCCCAAGAATGGTGGCCCATCTAGATATATAAAATTTACTGAAGGTTTGTGCTATGATGCCTTAGAATGGGATGCTGGACCAAAACCAAGATCAAATAGAACAAGATTAACCAGTTCTAGCGGCGAGGGTCAAGACCGTATATATAGTAAAAAATCTACCAGTTTACAAATTTCTGGAAATTCAGACGCTAAATATAAGGGTCAATATGAGCTTTATTTTCACGTACATAATGATATTATGTTTGTTTTACACGATGAGCCAGAATACACTACTGGACCGCAATTAACCAACCATTTTATTGTTAATATTGCATAAAGTTTGTGTATAATACTATAGAGTACTCTAAACGGAGATAAAATATGGCAACAATTACGTTTTACGGAAACGTCCTAAATGGTACACCTGACTTGATTAATCATCAAGCCGGTAGTGGTATTGGATTTTTTGGTTCTCAAGCTTTTGCTCCAGTACCAATTGGAGAAACCCAATCTACAACGTGGATTACTACTAGTAATGGCACTGCTATTGGTCACCAATTAAATAATTGTCAATATCCCATAAATACAGCTAATGAAACAACAACCGTTAAGTTAAATGGAGCGAATGCAATTAATTTGGCTAATTTGCCTAATTATCTAGCAACATTAAATATTAGATTTGAACATACTACCGCTGTAAGAACATCTCAACCTAGAATAATAATATTTAACCGTTCTTCTGTCAATAATCATGCGGTTGGAGTAACCACTTTTGTTTATGAAGTAAGACACCCACTAACAAATCAAGCCGCTACAAATTTATCTCATAGAGCTTCCAATACAAATGTGTGGACAGAATTTGATCCAACAGTTGGTGGTATACCAACACCAATGGCATTAACAAATTCACCCGGCCCAAGCGGTCTTAATACAACGGCATTAGATATTACTGGAGAGTATCAAACTTATCTAACCACCACTTTGGGTTTGACTGCCACGGATTATAACGAAGGTGGTACTGGAGAATTTTTAAGACACGATTGGTATGTGGCACTAAGTTCTTCTCCAAACGATATTGGCGAAAAGACTCAATATGGATTATATTTCACAGTAGACTATTTATGAAAAAAGGGGGTAGTAATCCTACCCCCCTCATTCACTACTTCATTCCATAGATTCTGTCTTTGAGTTCCACTTTACCCAACCGCCATCTGGTAGCCACTTATCTCCATCTTTCCTTTTTGGAAATAAACCGCCACCCTTCTTGTGTACACCGAAAGATAATCTAGCACCACAATCTAGACATCGTAGTTCGTAATATAGATTATCATCTACGTTTCTTACAACAAATCGTAAATTTTCAGATTGACACTTTCCACAATTAGTTTCATCAAACACTTCTTGAAATTTACTAATTGCCTCAAAAATGTCCTTTTGAGATTCACCCTCTAGTTCTACTTTTACTCTACCATTTTTTGTAGTATATGTTAGTTTCATTAGTTTCTCCACGCTACATTGTAACCCAGTAAAGCTTCTGGAATACTATTCTTATCACGCTGATAATCGTTCAGCCTATCTATAATATCACTAGCTACCTTCTTTGACACCTTTTTATTTGGATCTACTTTAAATTCTTCATTCATCAATTTGAGTGCATCAACATTAAGTTGCTTACACTTAATATCTATGAAATTATATTGAGCTTCACTCATCCTACTTTGATCATCATAGTCGCCAGTGCTTGATGACTTAGAATTTGACATTTCGCGTACTATCTTTGCAGTATCCTTCTTAGTTAATTCTTCCGCTGCCACGCCGCGTATTTTGAGTACTTTTCGTAATGCTCTAGCTTCTGCTCTAGTGCTTGCAATCGCAACAGCGTAAGCACAGAATGTATCATCTGTGTTACCCTCCCAAGAATCGGCCACTTCCGCACACTTTAAACCGCTTGCAAACTCAATAGTAAAAATAACGGTTGCTCTACCGTGATGATCATCACGCTGTACTGGGAATACTTGCGTAGGCCCACTAAATCTAATTGGTCCTAAAACCAATTCTGCTACCCTTCTTAAACCATTCACAAGAGGATGTCCATCTAACAACTCTGTTTCATGAAATAATCCCATAGCATAATCATGCCACTCTGGAGATAGCATAGATGGCTCGTCTCCCCTTATAACATTTTTAACAGAAGTGTCTACATCTACTACCGAATCTACGCCCGACATTCCTTCAAATAAATTTTCTACTTCTGGTGCAATCATGTTTAGTCCTTTCTTAATATGTTTCATACTTCAATTTCAATATATCTTTCAGACTCTTTTGGAAAATTATTCTTCATACTATCTAGTATGTTTATCAATCTTGTTTTTAAGTTTTCTTGAGAAGCTAATGATAAAGAATCAGAAAGATTTTTTACTCTTATGATCGCTAGCCCTCTACTTAATATTAAACCTGTTTTATCTGCATCTGCCTTGATTTGTTTCTTCAATTTTTCTTCACCCCAAATTGGCAGAAAGTGAGAAGGCCCGTCTATCTCTATTATAGCCTTGACCTCTGGAAAGTACATGTCGATTTCTAGATTGTAATTAGGAATAAGATTTTTTTTATGAGATTCTACCTTATATCCATATTGTGATAATTCATTACGTATAAATTTTTCTAGTTTAGATCCTTCCTTGCCAGCTTTTTGTATAGCTTGTATTGCTGCTTCGTTCATTTTTGTTTTAGCTGATTGTGATAGCTTGGACCATCTATCTTTAGCTAATTCTACTCGTTTTGCATATTCTTTATCGCCTATATTTTCCCAGTTGTCTTTTAAAGATCTACTAATTTTTAGTTTTTCTTCGCGTGTTCTGGTTTTTCCTTTTGTAGGAATATTGGCTATACCTTTTTCTAAAGCTAATTTTTGTGCCGTACTTTTATCATTTAGTTCGACACCATGTTTGATCAACAATCTTCGTATTTTATTTGGATATGTATTTAAAGCTTTCGCTATTTCATATGTACTCATTTTTTTCTCTTTGTACATATCGATAATTTTTTGTTCATTCATTTGATTTTACCTCTATATTCTTACATAGTTCTATATACTTATCTAGACTTATAGAATTTCTTCCAGTTATTCTTGAAAAATTGTCTAATGAAGACCTGTCTAGATGAATATTGACTATATTGTCGTTTAATAATTCCATCATTTTCTTGATATCTAAATTTTGATTAAAAAACACAAAATTTATTTTGATGTCTTGATGTAAATTGTTAATATATTCGATTGAATCCATATCAAAAACAAATATTTCTCCAGCAAAATACCACAGTTCTGATAAGCAAAATATACCACAGTCAAAACTGAAATTACCGTGTGAGCTAGCAAATACAGATATATTTGACTTGGGAATTTCTTGTTTTATTTTTTTGTACAAGACGTTTAATACAATGTTTGCCACATTGTCATCGTTAGTCAAACATATAGCAAAATTATGCATTTAAAATCTCCTATATAAATTCATTTTTGTATTTCATACAAATCGATACGTAATAATAAAATCTTTCTAGGGCGTGTGACACATCTCCATCGGCCCTATAATTATTAGGGAAAAAATTACTATGAATACACGAATGAGCCACCTGTAATACATCTCTTCTTATCAAGAACATATTTCCAGCAGTAAAGTTAAAATTAAGATTTTCTTTATCCATTAGGCCGTGTTTTCTAAATAATATGTATTGTAACTCTCTGAGCCAAGTTAGAGTATGTCTACATTCTACTATGCATTTTTTGTCATGAAAAAACGTTTGATGATCTAGTTTAACTAAATCTTCTTCTGACCATAATTGTTTAAAATAATCTGGATGACCAGACGATATTATGCCAATATTATTATCTACAATGATATCATTTATTTTATCTTGTAATATTGGATCTAAAATACTATCTACCCACTTTTGCTTTGTTTTGCTTTTATCGTGACAATATAATATCCAATCTTTTTTTGTTTTGTTATATTTGATTGCTGAACAATAAAAACCAAGTTGATCACTACCACAAGGTCTAACTTTAATATACCTTACATTTGGAATCAATTTTTTTGCAGCAGTTATGATAGTTTTATTATTTTTATTCCCACTTTCTAGTGATAGATTTAAATGAGTTATTCCAGCCTTCGCTAACTTTGTTAATATATATTCATGTGTATCTTTATACCACAAAAAAGCGTGAGTCTGTATTTTCTTTGTATTAATCATGTTCAAGACACCTGTGAAAGCAAACTGTTTACGCGGCGCACATAACTATGATTCTGTTTCACAGTGTCAAAAATCTCATTAAAATCTTCTATTTTGTCATCGTCATTAAAATTTAAATTGCCATTAATTTTTAGTATTTTAGTTAGCGTATTATTTATTTCTTTGCCATACATTTTGGAAACAAAAAAAGCTTTACAGTTTTGATATAGGCAATCAAAAAATGGTTGCGGTATACCATATTCTAGATTAGCAAATATTACGCTATCATAATTGTGGTACAGATTCTTGATTGCATCTATTACATTTGTGTGTATCTCAACTGTGCTTTCAAATGAAGCAACATGAAATGTCTTGTTTTTTAATTTTTCTAGATCAATATTGGTTATATCTACATCACTCTTTACAACAATTAGATGGTTTATTTTTTTATCCCACACCTTTTTTGAAGATTCTATATTGCTATCATAACCGTCTAATAAGTTAAATATTTTGGTTTTTCTAACTTTTGTTGGATTTATTCCAGACAGATTGCCAAAAAATCTAAAATTGATTTTTTCATCTACTAATACTTCTTCTACATCTAGAATATTGCCCAGTTTTACATTATCAATATTTATCATTAGTTTCATATCATATTGATTTTGTCTTATATATTGTATTACATCTCTAGACAACACAGATAAATTGCTTATATACACCTCCGGTTTAACATCATCCAATAGATCAAATGTTGATATTTGTCCATTGTTCAAATAACATTGATGGTTCGTATTCTCACTAATATGTTTATATATGTATAGAGATTGCGATGTAGCATTGCCGCTATAATTATCGACTATGAATTTCATGTCTACTCCTAGCTCTTTGATATGTTTTATTGTTTTTGATTTTGATGACATTATTTACATCAACGTATTTTTGTTTTATGTTAGTTCTCTTTAGCATTTCATTTATAGCTTCAAATAGAAATTTTTGTTGAAATTGTTTTGTAGACAGTATCTTTTCTAGTTCAACGGAAACTGAGGCATTTAAAAATATTACCTCAGACCATGCGAAATTAGCCCCATAAGAAAAATATTGAACATTGTCTAATTCACCCACGTTTACGCCTATTTCTAAACTATCATCTTTTTCTCTATTGCATAAAACAAAAGATTCATTGGGATTTATTTCTTCAAAAATTTTGTCAGTAAAAAATAGGTGGCCGTCAATAATAAAAATTTTATCATTGTTGATGTTATTTAAAGATAATCTGGTGCTTTCTGCGTTTGTAGTTTCTTGAGACATCGTATTTTCTATAACTCTAATATTTTGATTTCTATATTTTTGTTTGATGTGTCTTACTATTTTTTCTATATGAGATCCTGCCGTCACTATAACTTCATATTTTTGAAACTTTTTTTCTATAGCCTTGATCTGCAAATCTAACAGCGTGTTATTATCATCTATTTGTAATAATGCTAATGGCATATACGATTTCATTCTATTAATCTGCTGATCATGTATTAAAACAACGCTCACAAAACAATCATGTTTTACTTGTTCTACTGCTTTATGGCTTTTTTTGGTAGATGTTATACAGCTTTTTGTCTTCATGTATTTTCTCTATAACCACGTATAATAAACAAAAAATCTCTTTTTTCAATGCTAATTATTTTGACATTATGATCTTTCACTAGGCTGATTACATGTTGATTTGGTATTATGGATTTAATACTACTCAGTATGTTGCACAGATATGGTATGTCTATATCACCATTAATAAAATTTGTTGATATTGCATCAAAATCTACAGTAGATATAGAAATATTTCCACCCTTTCTCAATTTACTAATTATTTCTACTAGTGTTGTTTTTGATTCATCATAATTAAGATAATTGATAGATTCTGAAATAATAATATTACTACAAGATGAAGCTGATATACGTTTCAGTTCTGCTTCTAATTTGTCGGACGTAGCATCTATGTTGATAAAATTTTCAATATGATTTGTTTTGTATGTAAAGTTTAAATTCATTGATATTTTCCTTCGTATGTATCTTTAAATAATGTGTTCCACTTATCTATAAAAGATTGTTCTGAAAAGTTGTGTAAAATTGTATCTCTAGCTTTATTTCCAATTGACTTTCTTAAATTTTCATCGCCCATTAACAAATTTATCATATCGGTAAGTTCTTTAGTGTCATTACTAATAAAGCCATTTACTCCATTATTTATGATATCAACCATCATACTATCTTTCACTGTAACAACCGCACACCCACAAGACATTGCTTCTAATAAGCTCATTGGTATTGGTGTACGCGATGTATTAAGATAGACACTACACTTATTATATTCTTCAACTAGATGATTGACATCTTTGGCAGATTCAGATAAACCGGGATTATCTCCCACAATTTTGTTTTCGATATTTTTAGTTATTTCTAACCAATCGTTGAAATGTAAATCTTTTCGTTGTGTAAATCCATTTGCAACTGTTAATACATATTTTTGTTTATCTATATTATCTTTAGGTGTAAATGTATTACTATCGATACCGTGATGTATAACGATATTATTTTGACTGTTTATTTGCCAACAGTCCCTAGAAAATTCAGAAATAAATACATTGACATTACCAGAATAACTTCTTATCATATCTCTTATTTTTGTATTGATTTCTGGTGGTGGTAAGCTATGATCTAATACTATAATTGGTATATCTAAACTTTGTTTTATTTGGTGCGCCAAGCTAAATTGATCATCAAATCTACTTTGAACTAATATCATGTCATATGTTATATATGAATTGAATTTACCATTTTGTATAAAGTAGTTTTCTGGAATATTAACCTGTTGAGTATTCCAAGTTTTTCTTCCTTCCCTATTTAAAGAAAAGAAGTTGTGTCCAGTTTTGCATAACTGTGTTTCATACCTTTCGTGTGTTGGAAAGGTAATAATGTTATATTTTTCTACATCGCTGAGTTTACGAAATAGTGATGCAAGTTTAGTCATTTAACATATCCTTTATTTGTTGTCCAATAATACTATAATCAAACTTAGATGCATAAGTTAAACACTCTTCCTTGTTTTTAACATCTCTGTGTTCATAGTAAAATTTCATGGCATTTACTGTTGATATATGATTCGGTTGAAACCAAAATTCTGAACCGGTGAATATATGATCAAAAGCAGCGTCAGATTGATTACATATGGTATATGTGCCATCTATCAATGTTCCGTGTGCTTTATCATCATTTATATACATCGCTGGACCACCTTCATTAGAGCATATTGGCGTATTTCCAAAACACATGCTTTCAAAAGATGGTATAGACCAAGCTTCTCCATGTGAAATATTAAGAAAACAATCACAAGAGTTGTGCAATGCATATATGAAATCGTCATCGCAATCACTCGTAATAAATCTTACGTTTCCATATTTTGTCTTATCTGAATATAATTTCATACTATTTTGTATAGATTCACATAATTGTTCTGTATATTTTTGTAGATTAGATTGTGTTAATCCATGCTTCTTAATCTTAGCAATGAATAACACATCTTGATCGCTAGAAAATGCGTGATAGAAACATTTAATGGTTTCAATCATATTTTTTCGATCATTGATGTCACCAATAGTATAGAACTTAAAAAAACTTGATTCAGATCCAAAATTTATCTTCTTAAACTCCTGACGATATTTATTTATATCAAATGTGTGTGGAAGTATACGCACCGCGTTGCTAACGAACTGTTGAGTATTTTTATGCAAATCAATATTTGGAACCCAAACTTCATCAACGAGTTCTAAATAAGAATGCCAGCTATTTTTCTTAGTATGTATTGATTCTCCAACATAATAACAAACGCTCTTTTTGAATTGATCAGATCCTACCATATGATGTGGTAAGATATGCTGTATGCAATGTGTTACACCATTAAGAGATTTTTGTTCTAATTCTAAAATTCTATTAGGAATATTGAATGGCTTGTTTGTCAGTTTAATATCTTTACACACTACATCAACACCTATAGAATCTAATGCCAATATATTATTAATTGCCGCATTAGACCATCCACTATTTTCTTTATAGTGGCCCACATATAGTATTTTCATAGTAATTTAAATACCTCCGCTCTTTTTTGTTCTATTGCATTTTCTTCTAGTCGTATTGATAGCATATATTCATAAGCTCTATCAAAATCAAAAGATATTTTTTGAACATTACCATCAGCTATCATAGAGCTATCATTTTGATATACCCCGCCAGAAATACCGGTAGTAAAACCATATAGTAAATCTCTAACCAGTTTAGAATGAAAAAACGTATTAATTTTTTCTTCTTTACATAGAACATGTTTAATTAGAAACGTGGCATATTCCTGTATATCACTAAACTTTTTGAAATCTGGCTTTGATGCCGGTTTAAATATTCTAGGGGTAGAAAACCAAGTTTCTCTTTCGTCCAATATTTCTACGCTATCAAAATATCTTTCCCATACAGATCCGCTAATATCCCACTGAAAATATTTCAAAAAATTCTGTTTTATATCAAAACCAAGTTTACTTCTTTTGAATGATGGTTGCTGAAAAAATTCATATAGTTTTTGTGCAGTATCTTGATTATCTGGAACAGCCCTCATACATCCAGTTTCCATTTCTTGATATAGAGCCTTTACATCTAGTGGTATTGCACCTAATTGTTTAACAACACTTTCCATTGCTGAATAATTTACAGACGCTACTGGTATTCCACAGGCGGCAGCTTCTACTTGTGGTAAACCAAAACCTTCTGAATTAGCATATTGTACATATATATCAAAACTATTCATAATAGTTGCTAATTCTGGATAATCTATACCGCACTTAACGTTAGACATAATACCAGTTAATTTTTTAGTAAATGGTGATACTACGTGTGGGCCTTGAAAAAAAGAAGCAAATGGCTTCTTGGTTTCAGTACAAACGTATGTAAATACTGTGTTTGACGATAAATTGTATGTTTGTAATAATTCTGGTATGTCCCAGCCCATATCTGGATAACTTGTATGACAATACAAAAGATAATTTTGTGGATCTTCTACTTTGTCAAGTAATAATCTAAACGCTTTAAATAAATCTGGATATAACTTCCTACGTTGGTTTCTCATCACGGTTCCAACAACTTTGCAATGATCTGGTATACCTAAGTATTTTCTAGATTCGTTCTTGTCTCTAATCATGCAATACGCTGCATGTGCTGAAGGTGGTGCAGATCCTAAGTAATTAATATTTCCATTAGACTGTTTTTTTAATACTTCGCCAGCCCAATCAGAATAAGTTAAACAAGCGTCTGCTGATTGATATGTAGAAATCCATTGTCTTGCCTGTGGATAGGCATCGACAGTTGGCATAATACACCACTTAAAGAAAGGTCTATATGGTGACCTCTCAACAAATTCTAACATCCAAAAATCTCGTATATCACACACTATATCTGGCTTAAAATCAAGACATACATCATGAAAAGCGTACTCTCCAAACTGATAAGAATACTTTGATTGATATAATCTTTTTTGATCTTCGGATGCGTTTCTTGGTAGGGTAGCCCCATAAAATTTCCAAGGTATATATAGAGATCTTCTATCGCCGCTATCTCCATAAGCAGCTAATTCTGCCAATTCGTATTTATCAGTTTGATATAGATATTGTAATATTTCCCTTGTGTATGTGGCGTAGCCGGTATTAAGAAAAGTGGCCTCGCTACAAAATAAAATACGTTTCTTTCTCATATACAATCCTCAAAGTCTTCTGTGTCACATAAATCGAATTCATTAACTCTAAAAATTATATCATCACTATTTTTTGACGGATTTTTAGCAGATGCTTGTATACTGATTTTAGTACCTTTCGTAGCAAACCGTTCTATAGTTTCTGCCCCAGTATGCCAAGCTTCACACTTTATATATGTTGGAATTCTACTTTTTTCTCCAGTACTTTTAGTTCTACGATAAGTATATACCACTATTGTAAATTCTGCTAATACAACATCGTTTACCACAGAAGTATTAGGATTATCAACTAAATAGCCAGTAAAACAACAATTATTCATATTAACTCCTATCTTTATATTTTAGCTGGTACACATCAAAAAAACAACTAAATTTCATGAATTTTATCAACTATGAAAGCATTATCTTGTCCGCTTACAGAGCCGCAAAAAAGTAAATTATTACCTTCGTATAGGATATACTTATATTTTTCTTTAACTTTTGGGAAAACTATTACACTATCTAGAATACAAGTTTCGTCTTCAATAGTCAAAAATGACATTAATTTGTCTTTTGATTCACCTTTCTTGATTTTATAGTCTGACAACTTAACTATATTACCCACAATGCACAAATCTTTACCACGTTTTCCATTAACAATATCTTTACAGTAAGTATTTGCGGATGATGTGTCTGATATTTCTATCTTAGTCATGCTGACGGGACATCCTAAGAATTTAGTTTCTTGATCAATAATCCAGTTTGGATCATCTTCTAAATCATACGGAGGATTAATTAATAAGTTGATTTCATTTTCTATAGACTGTTTTCTATCCTCACTGTGCGTTCCTCCCCCATTTTTCTTTGTCGGTGCTAAAGATCTTAAACATGATATTAAATCTTCCCACTTATTAGTATGATAATTTTGTTGTACCCAATTAAACTCTGCTTTAGTTAGAGTTTTTATGATTTCAAAGTCATATAAAGCTTTGTTTCTTGTTACTTGATCTTTTAAATCTCTAAAGAATCCAATAGATACTAAAGCCTTGAATGCTGTAGAATTGATTCTTGGAGACATAAATAATAATATTTCTAACCAAGTAAACTCATGAATTTTTTTCTTGTGTTCTTTTTGTATTTCGCCAATAATTTCTATTATTGCGTCTCCATTTTTTCCACTCAAAGATTTGATATCCTTTAATCCAAAATAGATTTTGTTATGCTTTATGTTGAATTTTTCAGCAAAGTTTTTAACACTAGGAGTTTTAGTCTGTATATCAAATATTTTAGCTTCAGAAACTAATTCATATATTTCTTGATGTGGGTCTTGTTTTTCATGAGCGTAGTATAAATAAGAAAGAAAAAACTCTTTGGTAAAATGAGCTTTATGATAAGCACTCCAATATGAACACACGGCGTATGAAATGCTATGAGACTTATTAAAAGCGTATCTTGAAGATTTTTCTATCCAGCCGAATATTTCTTCTGCCTCTTCTTTAGTAACTATATTAACCTTTGCAGCACCCTCTATAAAAGACTTTTTCACTTTAGCCATAAGATCAGCCTTCTTCTTTCCTATGGCTTTTCTTAACATATCTGCTTCTTGTAAATCAAATCCAGCTATTTTTTGTGCTATACGCATAGATTGTTCTTGATATACTAGAACGCCATATGTTGTTTTCAACACTTCTTCTAGCGATGGATGAAGATATGTTATCTCTTCTCTTCCGTGTTTTCTATCTACGAAATGTTGTGTCATAGATTTTCCATCTACATATGCTTTTAAACATCCCGGTCTAATAATAGCAATTAAAGCAGATAATTCTTCTATGTTTGTTGGGGCCAACTTTTTAGACCAAGACTTTCCAAGGTTGCTTTCTAATTGAAAGATTCCCTTAGTTTTGCCTTCTGCAAATAGCTGCCATGTTTTATCATCATTGTATTTCATAGTTTTCATTTCTCAACTTTGTGAATAAATCTTCAACTGTCATTTCTGGAATAATATTGAGATGTATGTTTTTTTTATGGGTACACTCCATGTGGCAATTGTGACACAGTATTCTACATTTTTTGATCTCAGAAATCAACTCTTCAACATCGTATTTTTTACCATACATCATAAACATACCACCAGCACAACTTCTTTTTGAACATCCGTTTTTAGTTATTTCTGCTTTCTCAAAATTAGGCAAATGATCAAAACATAAACTGGCTGGATGCTTATTGTAGCCACAAATATCGCAACCTCTGGATATTTTATATGTATCTATCCATTTTTTTCTATGTTGTATTGTTTGTTTATTGTTCATGTTTATTGGTTAGTTTATTAATAGCGGTTTTTAAATTGCGTGTCTTTGTTGCTATACATTCTTCTAAAGATCTATTAGATGTACTAATGCTACAATCGTGATATAAGAATGAATCAACTCCACCGTGATTAAATGTGCAAGATGGAAATATAGCAAATAGATGTCTGTATTCTGGCTTTTTATCTATAAATCCCTGCAATAGTACTTGGTCAATAATATTATAGTCGTACAATTTTGCTATCTCTAAATATGCACGTATGAAAGATTTAACAGCATCGCTATTTTTTACAATCATAGATCCAGCATTTATATTCCAAAACATATTTGGCGAACAGTCTTCTACAGAACACAACAAAATATCCCTATTCGATAGCTTAGTAAAAAGCCTTAAATCTATATCAAAGTCACATATGATTATATCTGTATCTATAGCAAAAAAATAATCAACATCATACCTTGTTTCTAGCATGTGTTGAAGTAATAACCACTTAATATAATAGCACTTAGTTACATGTTGACTAGATGTTTTAATCATATTTATTGCGCTGTTATTAAACACAATATATTCTATGTCATGCTTATCAAAGTATGTTTTATTGTGTGGATATGTTATACTGTTAACAGCCGAAAAGTTATTATCGTAATTACTAAAAGCTACTATATTATTTGACATATAAATTTCCATTAGCAAAAGCTTGTTCAAATTCTATATTTCTATAAACCGCTCTATGGGTTTTCATCATCTTAATGAAGATATTTGCTGAATCTTTTACGTCTTGTAATGCGTCATGTGCATTATCTTTTGATAATCCCATAATGTCTCTTAAAGAATCCATACTTATTGATCTTATGCTTGGATCGCCCTCAGTCCAAGAAAATATCATATCCATAATATCTATCTTATAGACTTTACTAAATATTTTCTGTACGTTTTTTTGTTTGTCCCAAGGGCCATATTCTTGACACAACCTATTCACAATAATCATGTCAAACCCAATAATATTGAATCCTACTGGAACAGGATTAAAAAATGGATCATTTTTCCAATTGTATTGTTCTACGAACTTAGCAAATTTTTTCCAAACAGATTTTACATCTGGAGCTTGTTCTAGCTGTTCTTTTGTTTTATGTGTTATTTTGAGAGCTTCATCTTCTACTGGATCTAATCCAAGTTTTATTGCTTCTTCTTCATCAAAAATTGGACATATTTCACTATTAAAAGTACCTTTGACTGAAAAATTTCTTCCATCTAGTGCTATTGCGGCAATTTGGGTTGGTTGAGTTTTGTGTGGATTTCTAGATCCGGTTTCAAAGTCAAAAATGATATAGTCTCTATTAGCCATATATTGTCTCCGATGCTTTGTTAGTATCGTTCATTGTTATGTCTTTAATTTTCATCAACTTATCTAACAGATTAATCCCAAGAACATCAAACTTAACATGACCTAAAGCCTCTAAGTCCGACATTTCTAGTCCAGCCACCTTTTCTGTACCATGTTTTGGTTTAACCATTGGGCATACACCATTCAGAGGATTTGCTGATATAACAACCCCGGCAGCGTGTTTGCCTTGTGTTTTAAATGTCCCTTCTATTTCTATTGCTTGTTGAAAAAATTCAGAATATTGTCCCTGCAATGCTCCATTATCATCTAGATAACAGAAATCTTGTAATTCTTTAGATCTATTTATTAGTGACCACTTGATAATTGATCGATCTTCATCATCCATCTCTGCAAGCTGATCTGAAATTTCTGCTTCATTTGGAACACTCTTTGTGATAGCATTCATCTCAGCAAAAGAACAAGCCTCATTAATTCGTAATACTTCTTTGATGGCACTTCTTCCCTGCAATCTTCCAAAAGTGATCATTTGACTTACATGTTGATGTCCATATTTTTCTTTTAAGTACTGTATTACAGAATCTCTTTTTTGTGCTGGCACATCCATATCTATATCTGGTAATGATATATGATCATCTGAATTTCTGCCAGCATTATAGAACCTTTCAAACAATAAATCATATTCTACTGGATCTATTTGTGTTATACCTATAAGGTATGATATTAAACACCCTGCGGCAGAACCTCTTCCCGGTCCTATCATCCATCCCATTTTTTGGACATAGTTCATAATATCTTGTACTATGAGAAAATATCCGAACAAGTTTGCATTTTTAATTACTTCTAGTTCTAGGTTAAATCTTTTTAGATAGATATCTTTGTTATGACTGTCTTTTACCTTGCCAGTGTTAATTAGCAATTCTCTCCATCCATTCCTAGCCAACGTTTTAAGATATTCCTCTTCGGATAAATTATTTGGACACTCAAACTTTGGTAAAATTGGCTTACTAAGAATGTCATAATCCTCGCATGTGTTATAAACTTCTTGTAATTTCTTGCATACTTTTTGTGGAACAATATGCTTATTATCACTTTTAAAGTAGTCTGATATATCTTCAGATAATTCTCCTTTACGAACCTGCTTTTGAATCTTTGGAAGTGTAGTCTTTAATTCTGAGCATAATAATACTCTGTGTAAGTTCGCATGTTCCGGTTTAGTATAAAAACTATTGTTAATGCCGATCTCATTTACATATATAAGATTTTTTCTATCGTTGATATCTTGAACGATGTCATTTGGTATTTGACCGTTATCATCCATTGAAGATACAAGAGTAATTAGATCCAGCCATCCATTTTTATTTTTTGCAAACACGGTGTTATTATCAAACGTGCAGCCAATAATTGGTTTTATACCAACATTTTTACAAGCTTGAAAAAACGACACTGCACCAGATATAGATTTATAATCACATATTCCACAGGCTGGATAATCGAACTTAGCACATAGAGATGCTAATTCTTTTGGCTTAGAAAACGCTTTTAACAAACTGTAATGTGTCAAGTTTTTAAGTGGAAACCAATTCAATGTATATTTCTCCTATGTGCAACGTGTCGATACTCTATCTTACCCTACGATCAAGAATTTTTCAACGGCAAGAGAGGTCTTTTTTTTGGTTCTTTGTCAGAAGATCTAGGGCCATTACTTAACGGTCTTAGTATTGGTTTTTTCATCATCAATATCCTTTTCTCTCTTAGTAAAATCTTGTTCTAATTTATGTATCAATTCACTACCAGTATGCACTAAAAAACATGGAAAATTACCATGTAATATAAGACAAAATCCGGCTTTTATACATCTCAACCCATGACACACTGCAAACATCCAATGTTCACAGTATGTCATGTTATTAGAGTCGAGATGATCCTTCCATTTCTTTACCAAGCTTTGCATGACCAATATCTAGCCTTCCACTTGGGGCCGGGATTATCACAATTGTGTCTTGCTCTAAAGCTTTTTCTTCGTTCCGGTATATTTTTCTTTATTTTCATATTTGGATCACCAAAATTTACCTTGACCACATTACCCTTTTCGTTCTTAACGTATACGCTAAACTTTTTTGGACCCTTTGGTGTTCTAAATGGCTTATTTAGTTGTACCTTTCTACCTTGATATTCACTAGCTTCACCTAGATAGATTAAAGTCTTGCCATCTTTTTTGTATGTTTTTCTCTGCGTATATGTAAATACTTCTCTAGTAACTGGATCTTCATATTGATATTTAGATTCTGTTTCCTCATCTTCTATTTCTGATGGTTCCTCTACATATTCGTCTTCATATTTTCCGGGTTCATAATATGTAACAAAATCAAAGACATTTTGAATATATACTTCTGCTTTAGAAATCATATCTTTTGTCCAATCTTGAAATTCAACTTCCATAAGTTTTAATTTCATGACAACTCCCATTAATTGATCATGCATTTTTTGTAGTTGTTCAATAGCCATTTCGTTTCCGCTATCGGATTGGGCTTTTTTCCAAGCGTCTTTATCTGGTCTATCTGGATCTCCCGGCTTTGCTGGCTTATAGTTTTTACCTTCTCTTTCCTTTTTCTTTCTAATATTCTCCCACAATCCGGGACGTTCTTTAGCACAATCCCATTCTTCTGCTGTTTCTCCAAAATCTACATATTCTGCTGCTACGGGTATGTAGAAATTATCTTCTGTCAATTCTTCTTCATATCCAGATTCCATTTGTAATTCGAAGTCTGCTGCTTCTATCATGCTACAATCAGCGGTAGCCTGCCTAATACATATAGCTACTCTTTGAGCTTGATCTGGATATTCACTTTTCATTGTGTCGTTTTGCATACATCTAGCAACAAAATCGTCTCTTTTTTCATCTTTATTTCTGTTTGGAAGGGGCATGATATCTCCTTATATTAAAATTTTGTTTTTTGCCATTTGAAAAATATTATCTATACTGCCTGTTGGAATCTTATCTTTGAAATGATTATATATTTCTTGGATAATTGTATGATTTGGATCTTGGGTCAACTCTAACCACCCAACAAAATAGTTCCATATTCTATCTTCTAAGATTAGTGGATACTTAACACCATTTGGTCTATTGAATCTATGCACCCAAGTAAATTCTGGATGACATATTGCCTTGCCACCAAATTGTCTAAACTTCTCATGAATATATCCTTCTTCTCCACCAAAACCCTTAAAATGTTTATTAAAACCCACCCAATTTTTTGTTTCGCAAGAAAACACTCCTAAACCCTGCATAGGAATCTCAAACGGTTTTCCCTCATTGAGTTTTTCATGATTGGTTGCCCATTTGCCATACATACAAGAATCCCAACACGGATTAAAATGTGTTGACGCAGAATCAAAATCTAGATGATCGTAAACTAGTGGTCCCTGTACGATATTTTTGCAGTCTGGATTGACTTCATAGTACTTTAGCAATGCTTCAATAGCGCCCCCACAAAGCAATACGTGGCAGTCCATAGATATGCAGTACTTGCCTTGGGCCTGTTTAAAAATTTCATTTCTGATCGCCGTGCTTGTTTTTAGAGTGTATGGAATGTATCTACCATTTTTGACCCAACTGATAAATTGTTTATTAGTGGCACCGTGATTTGAATTTGGATTATTATCTATTACAATAATTTCCACATCTCCAGAATTACAGATTGGGTGATACAACCTAAGAGCCTGTATGGTGAAGTAAACACCATCAAAATCATCATAAGTAGCCATTCCTATGGTTAATAATTTTGACATTTCAACCCGGAGCCTCATAAAATCCTATGTCAAATCCAGATCTTGTACAATCGTTTACAGTTTTTTGCATTCCGTGTTTTTTTAAGTACTCGTCTATATAGATACACATATTTTTATCCGTTTCGGGCCAATTTGTCTTACAATAGTGGCATAATTTAGTGCATTTCCAATTGGTACGATCTACAGATATTGGTCTTGGTAGGTTATTTTTCTGTATATCTGAGAATTTGTCTTTTAGCATACTAAGAAATCTGTCTTGATCAGACTTGTCAAAACATAGAGAAAATGGACCTCCATCCTTAATAAAAAAGATGGACATTATTGACTGTTCGTATTCTGGAAATAACTTGGATAGGGCGTAATTATAGAGTAGTAATTGTGGATCTTTATTTAATTTTTCGTAGTCTTTTTCCTCACCAGTTGCCCAATCTAGCCTTTTACCAGTTTTCCAATCTACAGCCTCAAGTGTGCCATTAGAAATTTCAGTTACTAGATCTATTGTGCCTTTAATAGCCAGTTGCCCTTTAATAAGTTTACCATTTATTTCATATTCGTAGTGCGCCCAATCTTCATCTATTGGAATATCAAAATGAGGCTCTGCTGCAACTATATTTCTATTTCTTGGATCAAATTGTCCATTGTTAAAACTTAAAGCCGACCAGCACATATCTAAGCATGTATTTTTATCGGCTTTTGTAAAAGTATGAGTAGATTTAGACGAATAGAAACTAAAACTTTTGTCCAGTATTTTATCTACTAGCTTATCACTAGAAAAATCTGATTTAGATGTACTGATTTTTCCCAATGCGTCATCATTGACTAGTAAAGTTTTTTGATTATGATTATCCTGTAATTCTTTTTTTAGCTTTGCTAATACTTCCATAACCTTATGGGTAATTGTTCCTAAATCTGCCTTTTTACCACTAACCGGTTGGTATCCAAGCACATACGTTATGAAATACTGCATTTCACAATACGAGTAGTTATTATAACTAGAAGACCGAATATATGTTACAATCATATTATATGTTCCAGAGGTTATTAATTTTGTTCAACTCGCATGTCAAATCTTTGACAGATACACCATGATTCTCTATTACATAATCAAAGTTTGACCAATCATACACATTTTTATCTAGAATACTCTCACAATGGTGTGGATCGTTGAATACATTTCTTGTAAGTCTGATAACAGTTCCGCCATTGTCTTTAATTGCTTCTATTTCATTTGGAAATCTGACATCTGGTATAATAGCAATTTCTGAATTTTCACCAAATATTCTAGTGATTGTAGCTTGTACCCAAATGTCGTCTTTCATTTTTCTTAATATATTTGTGCCAAAATGTTGCATGAATTCTCTAGCAGTCATGCGTCCCTTTTTACTATCATGATTTTCTGGCATATCTTCCCAGTTAAGATTGATTTTGTTATTTTTTTGTTTATCATTACCATAAACAGTTTTTGTATCTATATTAAATAGATTTGTGCAAATCTCTTTTAGTGGATCAGCAAAGTGATAGATTTTTACGTGCGGCCACAATTCATTTTCTGCATAGTTAATAAAAATTTCATCTTTTCTCATTAAATCTAGTACGCCCCAACCAACTTCATTTTTAGAATTGGTAGTTTTTATCTCAAGATTACCATCATTATTTATATTGAAATCTTGGATCATACCCTTATTTTTCAGAATAGACCCAGTAATAAAATTAGCTACAGTATTTTTACCAGACTGTTTTCTTCCAGATATAGCTATTATTTTAGCCATCAATATGTTCCTTTCATATTTGACAAAATGGATGTTTGTATTTTTTCTATTGTCATATCTCCAATGTCCTTTTCTGTAATTTTGGGAAATGACAATTTGTATATTCTGCCTAGTTGACGTTTTATTTGTACTTTTGATTCTTTACCAGACTGATCATTATCTGTTAAGATGATTAAGTGCGTTATCGGTAACTTTAATAATTTATCTATCTGTTGTTCTGTTAAAGTTTTACCAAAAATACTGACAGCGTTTATTACTCCAGCTTCGTACATTTTCCAAACATCACCTTGACCTTCTAATATATATAGACATGAAGTTTCTTTTGCTTTTTCTATTGCTCTATGATAGTTGTAAAAATAGTTTCTTTTGTCAAAACCCTTGGGGTATATTATGAACTTAGGTGTACGATATTCTTTTGTAGATCTTCCAATTAAGCCAATAATATTTCTTCCAAGATCATCATGAATTGGTATGATTGCTCTATCTTTCATTATACCGCTTTGCTCACAATCTTTCACACCAAAATGATCTAACGTTTTTTTATCAAATCCACGGTCTATAAAATATTCAGACGAGTTATGTAACTCAAAGTCAATCTTAATAGACGGCGTTTTAGTGTTCTGAACTTTTGAATGAAATTTATTTATATTGTTGACTAATTGTACAAATTGATCTTCTTCTACTTCTTCTGTTTTATGTTCTATCCTAACGCTTCCATTGATTTCTAATAGATTTTTAGACCATTTTAGAACATCTGAAAAGTCTATTGGTTGATTCTTTTGTTGTGATAAGACACCTTTTATTAGACCAAATATATCATTACCATGTTCATTTTGACAGTCTCTAGTCCAACACTTCCAAATTCCTTTATTTCTAGAAAAAGAAAATGCTCTTGGATTATCACTGTCTTGATGAATTGGACATATTGAATAGATATTTTCTGAAAATAATTCATAGTCAATATCTAACTTTGTCAACACTTTTTCAATATTATTATTCAGTTGATTCTTGATCGTCTGTAAGTTCATTTTTGATTTTATCCATAGCTTCTTTTGCTACTAGTCCGGTATCACCAACTGGTTGATTTTTAAATTCATTTCTAGTTCTCAATTCTAATAATTTAGCATGAGAACCGACCATTTGCATATTAATATAGTCTCCGTCGTTTAGTCCAGCACCATGCCTTGTTACAATTGGGACTAACTTTCTATTGCCAGCATTAGGACCATCTTCTGCTAGTTCTTCTGGAGATTTTGCTTTGAATATAGTAAATGATGTACATAGCCAAATTAATCTATCAGAACCGCTAACAGCGTCTGTACTTTCTTTAGTAATGCCATCTCTATTCAACTGAACAAATGATAGACATGGTATATCCAATTTAACACATAGATTATGTAAAGATGTTATTTGAAATCCAAGAGCTTGATATTCTTGTATATTATTAGTTATAGACTCGGAAGACATCAACTTCAAATAATCATAAATTATTACGCAATCATTCGTTTTACCAGTTTCATCAGTTTTAACTTCTTGTACAACCCATCTACGGATTAAGTTTAAGATTGACTCAAACGGTTTACCAGCAACACTAATGTAACTATATGGAACCTTTTCTAGGGTTGCCATAGCCTGTTGTATTTTTCTGTGTTTATCTTCATCCTCAGAAAATTTTCCAGTTGCAATATCATTTATTGGTATGCCGCTAATATTAGCTAACAATCTATTAAGATGATCTTCTTTGGACATCTCCGTATCTAGCACTAGAACCGGAATGCCAAGAGATGTAATATTCAAAGCAACATTATCAGCAAAAACAGATTTACCCACTTTAGGTCTTGCAGATACTAAGTCTACACACTTTCTGCGTAGTCCACCACCAATTGCTTGATCATATCTACTAAAGCCTGTTGGTATACCAATTATATCGCACTTGTTCTCTATTAGAAAATCTATATACTCATTTATGTTAGATCCAATTTTAGCTGGAGTTTCTCCACTGTTATCTTCTTCTCTAAGAAAATCTGTTACTGGACTTTCTAAGATTTGAACAATTTCATTGATGCTCTCATTGCCAGTTACCTTATCTACATCTTTATGAATTTTAGCGGTTAACTTTTTTATCTTTCTGGCAAATTCAAACTTCTTTAGCTGTATTGTAAAACTTAGTATATTTTCTATACTGATTGGAAAATCAAACAACGATTTAATATACTTTAGTTCTTGAGTAGTATTTATAGTTTCTGAATAATGTAGAACCTCTGCGGCAGCGAGAAGAGAAGGTATATCTATTTTTTGTTCTTTGTGAAGAATATGTTCAATACACCTATATAACATTTGGTTATTATGATTACCAAACGTATCCTGAGATATCAAGTCACATACTGTAATATGTCCATCTAATCCGTGTTGTATAAGCCCAGCCAACACTGCACGTTCAGACCCAACATCAATTAGTTTTTCTTCCATTATCGCTTTTTCCCCACACACCTATCGCATCGGACATATTCTCCATAAATAAATCTCTTGTCTGCTTTAAATGTTTTTCCACAGGCGTGACATTCTACCATTTGTTTTACTGGTGGCGGTCTTTTCCTAGGAGTTCTTTCTGTTTCTGGAGTAAAAATATCTCTACCCTCTCCAGTATCAACCCATTCATTTCCCCTTCCTCTCACTGGCTCTCTCCTTTGTTGATTTTGTATCTTAGGTTTTGTTTCTGTGATAAAATTTTGACTTTGACTGTTGCTAATATGTTTCTTTATTGTTGTTTGTTCACTTTGCTCTGTCGTGGGCTTATTATCACTTAAAGCTTTTAACAAAGCTTGCTTTTGTTCTTCGCTTAACGTCTTTATAAATTCTTCCATACTCATGATCTTTTGCCCTTTTCTAGTAGGATATCCGCTTTTCTCTTGATCTCATAAACCTTGCCATCTAGAGATTGTAGTCTTGCTTCTGCTACTAATCTCATTTGATCTACTTTTGCTGCATAGCTATTTTCTTGAACTATAATTTGTTTCTTAGATTCGTGTTTGGTATATTTATCAAAAGTGTCATTATGTTTTACAACTAATTTCTCTAATTGATCATTGCACCAATCTAACGCAATTTTATTACGATTTATATCGTCTTGTATATATGAAGCATAACTATATAACATATAAGCACTATCAAATAGTTCATCTTTAGTAAGTTTCTTCAGATTTTCTATTGACATATCTGCTACCAACAAAAACTCTTCTCTAAAAGATGAGAATTTTGTGTTGTGTCCATTGATGTAGTCGTCTATGTCTTTAATATGTTGTTCAAGATTTTCTTTAGCGGTTGACAATTTGTCGTCTCCAATCTTCATTTGAGTCAGAATACTTTAGAGTAACTAATCTTAATTTGTTGATGCGGCACCACTCCATTTTATCATAGTCCTTGGCTTGAGACAAGACAAAATCTGCTTTGTTCTTGTGGAAAAATGGATTAAATTCATAGTGTTGTTGACCGTGAACTTCAATTGCCATATTAACCTGTGGTATGAAAAAGTCTAAATACAAAACCCCTCTTCGATGCCTTGCGGTACTTCCGGGTAACTTAACCTCTTCAAGTATCCTATAACTATGGAATATATCTTTTAGTAAGATTCTAGCTCTTAAATGGTACTTAGATCTTGATCTTGTATCATTGGCTTTGACATCATATCCAGCTAAATTCCATACGTATTCTTTACCATTTATTCCAATAACTTTCAATATAGCTCCTTTATTTTTTCGTATACAAAATCCGCAATCAGTTTATTCTGTGTTAAGAATTCGCATACATTGTTAACACCTTGAAACTTAAAGAATTTTTCAACGTTTTCTTCTCCAGATATATTATTGTCTGATAATATCTTTGAGATTATTGGATGATTTGTATTTTCTACAGCACACGATATAGTGTACCAAGCTCCACTAGCCTTTATTAATCTAAACTCACAAGCTATGTGAATAATTTCTTGCACTTCGTCTATTCCTACACCATATCGAATCCAACTTTCGGCGGTGCTATTTGGTCTTCCACCAGCGTTAGAAGTTTTAATAGACCAGTTAGCAATTTGTCCAACGTGTTCGCCAGTGTCTTTTGGTACTTGCCACTTACCACGATGTGTAATAATCATATTGGTTCCAGCTTGATATTGTAACATGTTTCCACAATCTGCCATTTTTGATGGTGCATATGGAGATCCTCCGGTATTAGCAATATTGTGTGTGATGCAAATTAGCATAATTTTATTCTTCATCAACGTGCCACTAATACGCTTAAAAAACATAGATAGTAATCTAGGTAAAGCATTTCTAACACCGGTCCTAACCTCCCCTTCAAGTTCACAAGCGGGAACCATGTTTGATAAAGAATCTGCTATTATTAAACAGCCGGGATCATTGTTGATATAGTACTCTATAATGTTGAGAAAATCTTCGGCTGTTAGTATTCTATCATCTGTTGATTCGATGATAATAATATTGTCTGGATTTAGACCCTTTATTCCTTCAAAATTCTGTTTTGATAATCTACCTTCAGTATTGACATAGATTACTCTTTTATTTTTAGCTTGACATTTAGCAGCAAAATGCAAAGCGGTTGTAGTTTTACCACTTTTCGGATCGCCCGTCATGACTACAACAGAACCTTCTCTTAAACCTCCACCTAGTGCAATATCTAATGCTGGAGATAAGCCTATAACTTCTAGACTATTAATGGACTCTAGAACTTCCGTTCCGCTTCGCACAACATCTCCATACTTAGTAATGACAGAATTGCTTACTACATCGGAGTCAAACTTAGATATTGATTTCTTTTTTGTTTTATTCATAAGTCCCTCAATTTATTTAACATTGTCTTATTTTTAGTTGATGTTTGAGTTTTTCTTAGTTCCAATTGTTGTGGAGGTTCGGTAGTAACTGGTGCTTCAAGTGCCTTTTGCTTGTCTGCTTCTTCCCTTACCCTACTATCATACATTGCGATAACACGTTCCGCAAGCGGATTAATCTTGTAGCCCCTACCATCTTGCACACCAAGTACTAGCAATTTGTCAAATTCTTTTGATTTGATTGCTCTCAATATTGCTTCTTCGCTATATTTCTTTTTAAGCTGTCTTGCTGCACCAAGTTGTTTTTTCCACAACCAGTGATTAGGATCTCCCTTAGTCCAAAACTTATAGGAAGGTTTACCTAGATTTAGTTTTTCAGCCCTTCTAAGTACAATATATTCAGCAACATATGCTTCAAAAGTGCAATACTCACCAGTGTGTATATGTTTATACTTGTGAGTTTCTGACCATTGAGATTGATACTTTTGGTTGAATAATGAAGGTTTATCTTTCTTTGTCATATACAACTAAAGCCTCTTTCAAACAGTTTTCAACTTCGTCTTCTAATTTTAGATCTTCTATCAATTCTGGTATAGCATATAGTGTGCGATATATTTTATTTTCCCTTAACACACCAATGCTATAGCATTGTTTTGTTTCACCACCAAGTGTACCTTTTGCCGTTTTAGATAAATAAACACCATCGGCATTAGTAGTATCAAAATCTACAACATGACTTTTATACTGTAGAGAAATTTTACTAATAGTTAACTTGTTAGCGTTACAATAATTCCCAATCGTTAGCCAATCACTATAGTCTTCTAAATAAATATCAGATTCATCTGATGTATGAACAATGATCCATATATTTCTTCTGTCTTGGCTAGAAAGCTGTTTATACCTTTGTAGGAATTGTTCTTTGCCAAATATATAGCTCATTTTATTTTAGTTATACAAGATGTTTTAGGCTTGTTAATAGTTTTATTATTTCTTCTTTTTTCATCAGACATACTTGACGCATTTTCTGTCATGATCGTAACACCATTAGTTCTAGCAAATTGATCACCGACAGTAATTGTTGGCTTTTGTCTGACATGATTCTTTTTAATGTAGCTTTCTATAGATGTTATTGTTCTATCTAGATCTGTAGCGATTTCTGCAACAGTCATGTTCTTGTAATTGTTGTCTATATAAAATGCTTCTACTTTCCCAATCGGTCCTTTTTTAGCCATTGATAAAACTCCTTTGCGCTCTAGTCATATATAATGAATTTTTTGTTTTTAGGTACATGATATAATAATCAAACGTTTGTTGGTCCACAGTTTTGAGTACAAGATTGATATTTTTTCTGTGACCGTCTGCACCCATTGGGTCATATAACACATTATTATATGTTGATATTTGATACTGTTTATGATTAGAACCATCTGCCTTTTGCTTTGTAATGATTTGTCCAAAAGCATTTCTATTATCATCTGTAATATTTCCCTTCTTGTCAAAGAAGGTAACCGTTATATTAGTATCTATTTCAGATAGGTCTGTATTCTTCTCAACATACTTCATGTTTCACCTGTTATAATGTATTTTTGTTTTTGTGCTTCTGTCATTTTACTTATTTGGGACTTGCTAGCATTTCCATAAAACTGGGGTTTTTCTTCTATCACCCTTTTGTCTTGATGCACCCTGTCTGATTTTTCGTATGATCCTAATTTTTTCCAATTATGGTCCGCTAGTTGACCAATAGTTTTTACATCTTTAACAAATGCCCCAAGTCCACCGCTAATTATTCTTTCCAAAGATTTACTATCACAATTAGGACATGTATCTAATGGGGCATCGTGAATCGATTGATATACATCGATCATAAAATATTGACAACTAGCACATTGATAATCGTATAGCATTACTTTTCTAATGCGTAAAGCACAGCCCCTAAAATTCCGTTCCTCTGTATATCATGATACTCCAATCGACAGATTCCGACACCTTGAACGCTAGACAACCTATCCATACAAAAATCTAATCCACATTTAGTATAGATATCGGTTTGTTTATTATCTCCATTTATAAGCACTTTACTATCCTGTCCCATTCTAGTTATGAACATTTTAATTTGTTCTAGAGTGCAATTTTGAGCTTCATCTAAAATCATATAAGATTTATGAAATGTAGATCCACGCATAGTTTCCAGAGGTTCAAATCTAATTCTACGTTGATTAAAATATAAACCAAATAAATCTCTACCAAGGAAAAACCTTAAATTTTCTTCCATTGGCTGTAGATATGGTTTAATTTTTTCATTCAATTCTCCGGGTAGTGAGCCTATGTCTCTTCCAGTGCATACTAAAGGTCTAGTTACAATAATAGTATCTATTTCATCTTTTAGTAATTTTTGTGCAGCTAGTCCAGCGGCAATAAAAGATTTACCACTGCCAGACGGTCCAGTACAAAAAATAATATCGTTTTCTATAATAGAGCGTATATAATTTTTTTGATTTTCTGTCTTAGCTTCTAGCGAATTTGTGGAACTGGTTTTTTTCTTATTTGCTTTTTTATCTTTTCGGTTGTTATTATGTGCCTGTGCTTCCAAAGCCATTACTCCCTCGTTGCGAGGAACCTAACGTTGCATTGACTGATAATGATACGCGAGGAACCTCTTGGAATATAATCTGAGCGATTCTATCCCCAGTATGAATCTCTACGATATCATCTGAAGTATTGTATAGACATACTAGTATTTCTCCCCTATAACCACTATCTACCACTCCAGCCAAAACATCTATACCATGTTTAACAGATAGGCCAGATCTAGGCCAAATTAAACCGGCAAAATTGCTTGGCATCGCTATTGCTATTGATGTATTGATTGTAGCTCTTGATTTAGGTGCTATGTTTATATCAACACTAGAATATAAATCAAATCCAGCATCATCATTATGAGCTTTTGTGGGTATTTTAGCATTACTATTTAGTAATGATACCTGTATATAATCCATAAACTTTGTACAACTCATAGACTAAAACCTCCTAAGTCAACTTCTTCTAAATCGTTCTTACTAGCACCAATTTTATATGAAGTAATTTCATGTTCTTGTGGTGCAACTTGTACAGATTCACTATTCATCCAAGGATCAGTCCATCCAGCTATTGGATTTTTATATCCTTTTTCGTATGGCAATCCTATATTCTTACGCCTAGTCATGCACAACCAATCTATATATTCACACATTACCCTGTCATTTAATCCTATAATTGAGCCATCTTTAAACAGGTACTGTGACCAAGCTTTTTCTTCCGCAGCAGCAGAATCAAACATTTTACAAGCCTCCTCTTCGCACTCGGAAGCTATTTCGACAAAACCTTCTTCTGGAACAGTCCTCAAAATCTTAATTATTTCTTGGGTATTATATAGATGCAAAGCCTCATCTCTCTTAATAAGTTTGATGATATCTGCATTGCCTATCATCTTTTTATTTTCCGCAAAGGCAAACGCACAAATAAATGAGACATAAAAACGAATTGCTTCTAATATATTTACACTAATTAAGGTTAAGTATATCTGTTTTTTAAGATCTTTTTTCTTTGTGGAATTACCAAGCTCCCTAAGAGCATTATACTCCTTAATTGCTACATCTGCCCTTTTTAAGATCTCTTTATCGGTAAGACAACTATCTAGAATCTCGCTAGGATCGCTATACACATTTTTGATGATATACGTATAACTATAACTATGGATTTGCTCAAAAAATTGCCACACGTTCATACATGCTTCTAATTCTGGATTAGAAACATAATTTACTAAAGTTGGAACTCCACGACATATCACAGAATCCATCATTGTTTGATATTTTAGATTCGACGTAAAAATGAATCTTTCGTTTGGACTCATAATACTGTCATTCTTAAAATCGTTTCGATCCTTTTTTAATTCTATTTCTTCTGGCCTCCAGAAAAATTCTAGCTGTTTCTTATATAGATCAAAAAAGACAGGATATTTAAACTTATCATATCGCTGTAATGATAGATCTTCACCTAAAAATATAGGTTGATTTAGATAATTGACGTTCTTTTTATTTAGTATTGTTTGCATATTATATTGAATACCTCAGAATATTTTTTGCGTTTTCTTGTACGAACATCATTGGCCTATTTTCTATGCTATACCAATCTGCATCTTTATTTACACCCATATGCTCTAAAATAGTCCATTTTAAATCTTCTGGTTCAAATGGATGGTCTACTGGCCTTTCTCCATTACTATCAGAGGCACCAATTACTCTATTCATTTCATATGTATCACAAGCTAGTAATAGTGGAACTAGATGCGGCCAATGATCTCTACCAGCATCTTTATTGATTTTTGGAGTTCTTCCAAAGTCACCACTCATTACTAATAGATTTTTATAGTTGATATTTCTTTGCTCCGCTGAATTAAAGTACATGGACAATACATGATCTAATGCCGGTACTTTACTTTTTAGACCGTTTAGTATGTTATCATGCATATCCCATCCGCCGTAATTAATTGTAACAAATTTTACACCGGCCTCTATAAGTCTAATAGCAGTAAGCATATCTTTGCCAAGTTGGCTATCTTTGTAGTTAGCAAAGTCTTTATCTTTTTCTATTAGGAAAGCTTCACTAGCTTTTCCTACTAATACGTCTACAGCCTGACTTCTTAATTCAAGCCAAGCGTTAGCATTACGATCATCCGGTATTGGGCTATGCTTTTCAAGTACCTCTAACATCTTCATTCTATCTTTGAACTTCTTCTCATTTTTCATAAACAGATCATCTACACCTTCTCTACTAGCAGTATAGCCCATGTATTTAGTACCCATCCATGCGGCACCATCGTATTGAATTGTATTTAACTTGATATAGGAAGGTAGACCATTTTTTATATTCGTTCCATATTGTCCAGAAATAACGCTACCAAAACTAGGCCATTTAGGTGGACTATTTGGAGTTGTTCTTTCTCCCGTTAACATCCAGTGTGTTGCACTTTCATGGTTTGGATCAGAGTGGTGGAAACTATTTACTACCGTAATTTTGTTTGTTTGATTTGCTATTTTATCCCACATACCACCAATTGCAAATCCGGGTATTTTGGTATGTATATTACCAGTAATAGATTTTCTATCAGATGGAGCTAATGGCAGCGGATTGAATGTTTCAATGTGTGTTGGTCCACCGCTAAGATATAGATATATAACGCTATTATCATTTGAGGTAAATTTTGGATCATTGTTATAGTTGATAGAAAAACTGATATTATTCATAGTTGCTGTTATACCAGCAACACCCGTCGATAGTAAGAAGTTTCTACGTTTCATATTGCACACGCTCCACTTTCACAGTTGTTAGATAATTCTTTTTCTGTATCTCCATCAGAATCTGGAGTGTTACAGTAATAGAAATTTTTGATACCGTATTTATAACCGTATATTTGATCTTTAATCAACGTACTTAGTGGAATATTTCCATCTTGATAATGTGAATAATTATAGTACAGATTTACGCTAATGCTCATGTCAACAAACTTTTGCAATACAGCACAAATGTTTAATATAGCTTTGTTGTCTTGCATTTCCCACGCTAAAGTGTAAAAATTCTTTCTGGAACTATAATTTGGAACTAACTGTTTAAGTACACCGTTCTTAGCTTTCTTATATGAAATTAAGTTACGCACAGGTTCAATTCCATTTGTACTATTTTGAATCACACTAGATGACTCGCATGGCATAATAGCAGTAAGAGTGGAGTGTCTCAGACCGTGTTGTGCTATTCTGTTTCGCAAACCCTCCCAATCCATAGTATACTCTGGACTGACTAGCTCGTCAACTGTTTTTTTGTACCAATCAATAGGTAAAAGTTTATGAGAATATTTTGTTTCGTTAAACTTATTACACGGTCCTAGTTGTTCTGCCAGTTTGCACGACTCATTAAGTAAATACCATTGTATTTTTTCCATAGCTGTATGTACAAACTTTAAAGTTGCAGGATCATCATACTTTAGTTTATTTTTAGCTAGATATCCAGCAAAATTTGTAATTCCTATACCTAGAGATCTCCTATTCTTAGTAAAGTTTTCCCCAGCTAATACTGGATAATCTTGATAATCAATAATGGATTCTAAAGTCTTAACAGTTATAGAACAAGCCTTTTCAATATCTTGATCGGAGTGTAGTTCTAGTAGATTTAAGGCTGATAATATGCAGATTCCAATTTCTCCATCCTTATCTGCTATATCATGAATAGGCTTTGTTGGATGTATAATTTCTTGACATAGATTACTCATATAAACTGGTACAGACCAAGAACCATGTTCGTTAGCATTATCAATGTTCATCACATATATTCTACCAGTTTCGAGTCTTTCTTTAGCAAATATTTCTGCTAGTTTTCGTGCATTGATTTTCTTTTTTATTTTTATCGATCTGTGATTTTCATACTTCTCATATAATCTCTTAAATGTTTCATAATCATCACCCATTGCAGAATAAAGTCCATCGGTTTCTTCTGGACTCATTAAAGTTATATCTTGATTATTAATTAGCCGTTCGTAGAATAGCTTATTAAATTGCACAGAATAATCTAGCTTTCTAACTCTATTATCGTCAGTTCCGGCATTATTCTTTAAAGACACAACGTCTTCTATCTCGTAATGCCAGAAGGGGATATGCACAGTGGCAGAACCACCACGAATACCATTTTGACTAGTTGCTTTTACTGTGGATTCAAATATTTTGAGATAAGGAATTAAGCCCGTGTGTATTACTTCGCCACCACGTATACTAGAATTGATAGGTCTAATTCTTCCAATATTTAATCCGATGCCAGCCCTTCTTGCAGTATACTTACCAACAGCGTGTACGCTAGCAAAAATAGAGTTTAAATCGTCCTCTACATCGACTAGAACACAACTGGCAAACTGTTTTATTTTGGTTCTTACACCGGCCATGATTGGTGTAGGTAGATTTATTTTGTGTGTAGAGAAGTATTCATACGCTTCTAATACTTCTGAAACTGTGTGAAATAATGATAGTGCTATACACATGTAGGCAAATTGTGGAGTTTCATAAATTTTACCTGTACTCCTATTTTTTACAAGATATTTGTCAATCATTTGTTGCAAACCGGCATATGTAAATAAATAATCTCGATTATGGTCTAGGTGTTTTTCTATTTCTTCTATATCATCCTTCGTCCACTTAGTAAAAAGATTTTTATCATACACTTCTTCTTGGGCGTTTTTACATATATGATCATACAAAGATGGTGGAGAATCATGCCTTTCCCACAGGTCTTTACGAAGAGACATATTTAATAAACGAGAGGCAACATATTGATAATTAGGACATGTTTTAGAAGTTAAATCATTGGCAGATTTAATTAAAATTTGATGTATTTCTTTAGTACTTATACCATCATGTAAAGATAGGTGAGCGTTCATCTCTATGTCGGAAAAAGAAACATTAGCTATATCATAAGTGGCCCATTCTAAAACTTTGTGTATTTTCTCCACATTGTATTCTTCAACTTCGCCACTGCGTTTCTTGACCAACATATATATTGCTCCTATAATGTGTAAGTAAATATCTGAAATCAGCTAGTTAACTTTTTAAATATCTTCTCAATAATCCATTTCAATATTATTGGTAATATCACATATATTACTATAAAGCTGATTACAACTGATCCATGATTTTGTTTGTATTCTGTAATAACATTATCTTTTACGAAACGATAGCAGTCATTTTTTAAACGCTTATTGGAAAATTCTGAACGCTGCACTCCAGACGCACAGCACATTGTAACCCATTCATCGGCATAACGCAAGCACTGATTTGCAATTTTTCTACGCTCCTCATCGTCATAAACTTCGTTGATTTCTGACTTGATGTCATTAAAATTTATGCCATAATTAAAGAAAGTAACACCATCAACATCTTCCGTATACTTAAATTTCAAATCTGGAAAGTACTTAATTCTTATAATTCCGCCATCATTACCAAGGATTATTTCTTGGATAGATGCGGATATAGTGATAAGTTTTTTCCAACTAATAATTGGTAGTTTATTAACAAATTTGAGAGATATTTTGTCACCATCAACAGTACCAAAAGTCATGTTCAATGGCTGTGGTAGTTTTATAGAGAAGTCTTTAAATGAATATCCAGAATTAGAAAATATTTCATCTAGCGTTTTTTTTATATCTCTAATAGGTAATGTTATCATTGAATTAGACTCCAAGCAAGACCTCCAAAAGTATTATGTAATTGTACTTTTTCATCTTCGCTTAGAATATGATTTTTGTCTCCCAAAATATCTACAAACATTTTAGTTAATTCTACATCCAGATTATTGTATTTATCTTTCATCGTTTCACCAAAATAATATGCGGCTGCTTTAACGTAAATGTCATTTAGCTTTTGTGTGTCTGTGTTATAACCCTTTAGCCTTTTACTAAAACAATAGTTAAATACGGCTAATTTAATTCTATCTTCTCTGTTGGTAACAATTAAGTTAATCGCATTGACTTTATTTAGTATATCTTGATCTGGCTTATTAACATCAAGATTGATAGAAGGTTGTGGAGTTGGTAAAGGAAGTATAGGTAATTTAATAGCAGGAAATATAGCAATTATAATAGCTAATACCGCTATAATGTTAGCAAATTTTTTATTCATCATTAGGCGACCTATCATTTAATAGTGGAAACACTTCGTCTAATTTATTACTTGCGTCTATAAATCCATGTTTTTCACAAGCTTCTTTAAGCTTATACCATAAATTAACCATGTTTAAAAATTCTTTTTCATTAGTTGTGTTTTCTGAGACTGTTTTACGAAATAGTAATCTTGATAAAACATATGTTATATCAACATTTACAAATAAAAGAAGTAGCAGCCCTGCTAGTAGTAATCCTATCCTTGTGTAAAAATCTAGTTCCATTTGTTACCTCTTTAAAATATTCATCGTTTTTGAGTGATACGGGCATTGTGTTTGATGTCCATCGCCATGTGTAATTACACCACTTCCTTTGCATGGGCATTTACTAATATCTGGATCTGGCCTAACAATATCATCTGGTTTTATATTTAACAATTCCTTTTCAGCCTTATCAAATGCCGCATTTGCTTCTTCTACCATTGGTGTAACATTGCTAAACGCAACATCAATATCACAAGAATATTGAGTAGAACAACCAGTTATTAAAAAGCATAATGCACAATAAAAACTATATCTCATGGAGAACCCCCATCAACGGCATTGTAATATGATATTTTATCAAATCTAGATGTATACTTATCTTCTAATTGGTCATAGGTTAAACTTACATCAAAATTAACAAAATTACTATCTGTGCTTGTGCTAATTGTGTGATATTCACCTGTTGCGAAACACGACGTTACAAAAACACCGTTTCTTATGGTTTCTGAACTTGTTACATTTTGAACAACATCTGTTGTAGATACTGGCATGATTATTTCCTTTTAGGTTGGGTTTATAAATATTTATTTACTATCTATAGTAGCTTACATGTTAAAAGTTTAACAATTTTTAAACAGGTTTGTTTAACCTTTTAGTTAATTTAATTATTCGTTCTGTAATGACTCCCATAATTCAATATCTATTGCATATATTTCACGAACTCTATTTTCTTGTTCTGTTGTTAAAACGGGCTTATTTTCACTAGCATCCAAATGTGGTAATGGCACGGTAATCCCAAGCCAATCTGCACAGTCTTGTAGTTGCGTTTCAAATAAAAATGCTCTGTCATAATTTGTAATATGGCAGAACTCACAACCGTATATTGGATTTTCTAATTGTTCTTCAACTGTTCTATTTCTATGAGCCACCATAGATCGAAATCTTTCAATTGGATTTCTAACAATAACACATTTTTGACCATTGTCTTGGCTAATTGGATAAA